GGGCTGGCCGCTGGCGGCGCTGGCAGCAGCTCAGCGAGAGCTGCCGAGAGCGCCTGGCGGTCGCCGTGCAGCACGCGATCGCCTCGATCGCTGGCTTTCCGATGCTGGTCGTCGACCGAGTCGATCACCTCGACCAGGTCGGAAAGGGCGCGCTGCTGCGAGCCCTGGTCGACGTCTCGCCGAACTACCAGGCGGTGCTGGCCCTGGCGACCTGCCAGAAGCCCGACCCCCCGGCGGCGCAGCTCGCCGGCGTCGTGACCTGGTTCACTGAAGGCGGCACTGGCGCTGCCCGAATAGGAGAATGAGACCATGCCCGACCGTAGTATTCAGCAAGTGAAGCGGCACCTCGCCGACCGGATCGCGGCGGTGAGGGGCCCAGACCGATCCCAGCGCGCCTTCGCTCGAAAGCTGGGAGTCTTCCAGCAAAATGTGAATCGCTACGAGAGCGGCACGAATCCGCATATCGACTTTCTGATCACGATCGCGCTGAAGGAAGGCGTCAGCCTCGACTGGCTGATTCTCGGCAAGGGAAAAATGCGCAGAGCGCGCTGAACGAATCGCCCGCGGCAACGGTGTCGCGGTAGCGGTCGCTGGGGCTCTTAAGCGATGAGGCCCCAGCGCTGGAAGTGAGGCGAGTCGATCGTCGGCGATGGGTTTTTTGCACCCTGGAGTGCCGGCGATCGACTCAATGGGGGGGCAGGCGTGAATGATCTCGAAGCGCTGACGACTGCGAAGCAGCTCTGCGCGCTCAGCAATCGAGAGCTGAGCAGAGTAGCGCGCCTCACGAAAGCAACCCTCGAGCGACTGCTCGAGCGCGACCTGAACGTCGGCGACTTGCTGATCAGAATCGACGATCTGGGGCAGGCGATTAAGAGAGCCGGCGGCAGTCGCCTGCTCTCGGCCGACATGAATTCAGCGATCGAGCAGCTCTTTCTGACGGGTGCGCTCGTCGCGAAGAGTGCCAGGCCGAAAGGGGGGCCAGGTGAAGCGATGTAAATGCGGAAAGAAGATCATTTTCGGCGCAGTCGAAGGCCAGCACGCAGTGCCGCTCGACGTCTCGGCGCCGACCTATGAGGTGACGCTGCAGCAAGGCCAGCCCGTCGCGAAGCTGGCGAGCCGTCAGATCGTCGAGGGCGAGGCGGCCTTTCTGGTGAGTCACTTCTCGACCTGCCCGATGGCCGACGAATTCTCGCGCTTGAAGAGTGAGCGCAAACTGGCGATCGAAGCGCTGACCGATGCGGCCGCGGCGATCGCGAAGAGAGTCACCGAAGGCTCGCAGTTAGACCTCGATGCGCGCTCGCACGACGGCCTGGTCGCCGACCTGGTCGCGGCTTATGTCGCGGTCTCGATGTCATGAGCGAGGCTCGCGACCAGCTGGTCGAAGACGCGCGCCGCATTCTCAGAAGTCACACCTCGGGGTCTGATCTGCTCACCGGTGTGCTGCTCGAGACGGTCGAGCGCCTGGTCGACATGGTCGAGAAGCCCTGGCTCAGCGAATGCGATCGGCACGAGAATCGAGACTTTCAGTGCCTGGGCTGCGTGAGAGATGATCTCGAAACGATTCGCGAGCACGTCGGCGAGCTGCGAGCCGTTCACCGTCGCGTCGAGATGGTCGGCGACCTGCCGGGGAATGCGGCCTATATCTGGATCTGCACCAGGTGCAGAGAGATCTGGCCCTGCGAGACGATGGCCGCCGTCGAGGGTGCGACTGAAGAAATCGGGCAGCGCTTTCTGAAGGGGGCGACATCGTGAGCGAGCTTCTGCGGTTTTTTAATCACAAGCACCACACGAAGGCGCTGAGGCGGGTCAGCGAGCCGATCGACGATTTCGCGCACCTGGTCGACGAGCTGCTCGCCGAGGGGAAGAATAAAAGCGACGGCCTGCGAGCGCTGAAGAAGGCTCGAGAGTCATTCATCAAGTCGCTGGTCGAGAGCGGCGACGCCGGTGCCGCAGAGCCTGGTTCGGTCGGTCGCGCTCGAGATCGGCGTGCAGCTTCGGGGCGCCCTGCCCCGCACCTCTGAAAGGGCTGGACAGTCCAGCCGGCGCCCGTCAGCCCTTCGACCGGTAATCTCAGGGCAGGCGGGCGTTTTCAGAGGCGGCGGCGCTCGAGCGCATCGCCCAGGATCACCAGACGATTACTGCAGCGGCACCATGAAAGGCCGGCAGGGCTGCAGCAGCGGCGGCGTCGGCGGGAAATTCGCAGGGATCGGCTGAATCGCCAGCAGGTCGCCCTTCCCCTCGATATGCGCAGAGGTGCACCAGCTCTGCAGAAGGTGCACGTCGCGCATCGTCAAGTCGACGAATTCATAGGCGACACCGGGCCCGATGTCGCCGGTTTGCACGACGACATCGCCGTCGATCTCGATCACGCAGCGCATCGGCCTGCCGGTTTCCGGCCAGGCCAGCTCGGGCGTCGAGTTATCGAAGAGCGGCGAGCAGATCGCGATCTTTCCGCTCGAGGCGTCGATCTCGGTCGGCTCAGCTGGTAGCGCCGAGAGCAGGCAGACCTCGTCAACTGCGTGAGCTGGTGCCGTGATCGAAGACCAGAGCGCGACGGCGATGAGAATGCCAGCGATCAGCAGAGCGATGCTGCAGAGCGCCTCGGTGTGCTGCTTCATGATTTCCCCCAGAGCCACGCGACGACATCGCGCAGCAGATTCGGCTTCGTGAGCGCCCAGAGTAGCCCGGCATAGGCGGCTGAAAACCCCAGCACGGCGAGCCCGAAGCGCCGGCGCACCAGGCGCTCGAGCTGCATCAGGTCGGCCTGAAGGCTCGGGTGATCACTTCGAAGGTCTGGGCGAATCGGTGCCGGCCGCCCTGCACGCCGTCAGTGCCGCGGCCCAGAGGGATCGGCTCGAATTCGGCCTGAATGCGAGCGACCGGCCGGCCGAGCAGAGCGCCCTGGTGCTGATTCAGCGCCTGGTGCACCGATTCAGAGAGCGCCCTCGCTTCTTCATAGTTCAGGCTGCTCGTGAAGATCTGAAACTTCGGAAACTCACCGAGCACCCGATCGCTGCGGCCGCCTTCGGGCAGAATGGCGATCTGCGGGCGCTTCGATTCCTGCTCTTCGCCGACGACGATCGCCGTGCCAGCGATCGCAGCAGGTGCGCCGATCGTGCCGAGGCCTTTCGACTGCAGCAGCGTTGCGATGCCTTCATCGAGTGCGCCGGCGGTCTGTTTCGAGAAGGTGATCTCGAGATCGTCGGCATAGCTGTCGAGATACCAGCTCGAGCGCGTGTTGAATTGTTCGGCGATCGGAGGCGTGACGCGCTCGAGCCTGAAGCGAATCGGCACGTCGCCGTCGATCAGACTCGGCACTGGACGGTTACAGAATTCAAGCTCGGTTTCGACTTCGCCGCTTGGGTACTCGAGAAAGGCCTGCTTCGTCTCGACGACCTGGCCGGCGTTCGCACTCAGAAACGTGCCCGAGCCGAGTCGTGCCGGCCCGTCGGCGATGTCGTCGCCCTGCCTGAGGTAGCTGCTCGGCACGCGCTCGACGGGTGCGACCAGCTGGGGGCCCTCGGGCACGTCGAGCCAGTTCGCGCCGTCGTCGACGCTATAGACCTCGATCAGCTGAATCTCTTGCGGCCAGTTGAGATCGCCCTGCATCAGGTAACGGTTTCGAAAGTTCTGCACTTCTCCGCGAAGGCCCTCGCCTCCGACGACGATCGTCGGATTCTGATTCAAGCCGGCGAGGTTGCTGGCGCCGCCTTGAACAGGCAGAAGGTGCTCGGGCCCATCGTCTGCTCGCACTTGAAAAGCAGCCTGCACCATATCGCCGCCGATAAGCTGCTTTCGTCCGAAGACCTTAGCTGTGTTCTGGTAACCAGAATCGAAGGCCTGGCCGCTGTCTTCGTACACGCGAAAGCTGACGCCCTGGCCTGAGTTCACGTCGCCGGCCAGTATGTAAACGGAGACCTCTAGCTCGGCTTCGTTGGTGCCAGACGGAAAGGTGCAGGTGCCGGTGAAGTCACCGCTGCGGATCGCGCCGTTATTGTTTTCAATGTGAGCCGACTCGCCGAGCCCCCCGATATAAAAAGGGCAGTCGTCGTTGTGGTCGTAGTGATCCCGCTCGGGGTCGAAGGCGATGCGCGCGACGCTCGAAGTCGTGTGTAGATTGAAAAAATTTTGATTTCCCTTCTTGCGTTTCCACCTGAAGACGTGAGAGTCGGGAAACGTGCTGCGCACAGTCACACGGACTCGGAAGATTCCGCCAGCGTATCGGTTGCCAGCGGCGAATAACCCTTTTTCTTCGTTTATGTCAGTCTTAGCGCTTGCCCCACCGTCGGCAGGAGGCTGCAGCCCGCCGTCGTTATTTCTAATGACGTAGTTTCGCTGGCTGAGTTCGTTGCAGGAGATGCAAACGCCCATACGGAGTTAAGCCCCCCGGCGTCAGCGGCCGCGCCTGGCCTGCATCGCGGCATAGAGCGCATCCTCGACGATGTCGTCGATAAAAGGCGACTGGGGATAGCCGAGATTTCGCGCCCTGTAGATCGCCTGCATGATCACGTCATAACGATTTTTCCCAGTGTCGGCTGCCGCCGCTTCGAGTTCGGCGATCACGCCGTCGCGGTCGTCTAGGCTCGCAGGGAATCGCCGGTCATGTCGAGCGCTCTGCCGCACGCGCTCGAAGTTCTCGTCGGCGATCCACTTGCCAGCGAAGACGGCGATCGATTCACCGTCGACCATGCGATCGGCAACGTCATCGCGCCCGCCACCGATGAAGGTGCCCTCGGTGATACCCTGCTCAGCGATTCGCTGATAGATGATAAAATCAGCGCCTGGGATTTCGCGACGGTTGCCGAATTCGTCCAGGTAGGTCGCGAAAACCGCATAAGCACCAGGTGCCTCCCAGGGCTTCGCGTGCGTCGCGCGATCATCCGGGTCGAAGCTCGGCGAGTCTTCGAAGCTGAATTCGTCGACCTTATTGAATTCATCGGGAAAGGTGCCAGGGCGATATTGAATCGACCAGGCCGCCGGCGGCAGCGAGTCGTCAGGTCTCGGGATGTCGGGTCGTCTTCCTGTCATCGGGCACCCCCATGCAGGTCGGGCGTCGAATCCATCCCCGCCAGGCCTGCGACGCCGGCAGCGAGAGCAGCGCGCGCCAGCGTGCCGACTGCTTGCTGCAGGTCTGCGATCAGCTCTTTTCGAGCCCCGAGAATATCGGCCTCGAGCTGCCCGACGATCGCGGCGTCGGCCTCGGCCAGGTCGGCCAGCTCGTCGGCGCTGAGTTCCTCGAGCGAATAGGTGAAGCTCACGGGCTCGACGGCCGGCGCTGTCGCCTGGGCGATGATCTCGACGACGAAGTCGCCGCTGGCTCGGCCGAGCGCTTCGACGTGCTTCTCGATAAAGCGATCGATCTGAGTCGTCGCGGTCTCGAGGGTCACGACATCGGCGGCGCCGGTGTCAGAGATGCCTGCAGCGAGCGCTGCGGCGCTGCTGGTCGCGAAGGTTCGCAGAAGCTCAGCGTCGATCGGCATTCAGTTGCCCCCTAGCAGCGCGTTGCCGCTTCGATACTGCCTCAGCCAGGCGGCGAAGGCTCGGTCGATCGAGGCCTGGCTCGCGCGGCCGTCAGCGACCAGCTCGAGAAACTTCTGGCAGATCGCGGCCTGGCGCGCGTGCGCCTGGGCGGTCGGATTCAGGGCACGAGCGGCACCCAGAGGCCCACGAAAGGCAGAGGCGTCGCCGTCTTCATCGAGCAGGGCCTTCGAGGCGGCCAGGTGAGCCTGGCAGCGAGCTGCGGTCAGCTGGGCAGGCGTCTGGCTCAGCGCTCGGATCTCAGCCGAGGCCGTGCCGCGATAGCCCGCGGCGTCGTAGCTCACGCAGCCCTGCAGCATCAGCAGGCTGATCACCAGGCCGACACCCAGCAGGCTTTTGCCGGCGTGCCTGCGGTCTCGCAGGCGGCTGATCACGATCGCGCCGCCAGTGACGACCAGGCCGACCAGGGCCTGCTTCACTTCTTCTGGCATGCCAGGAAAGATCTGCCCGGCGAAATAGACGATCACGACGCCGGCCGGCGTGAGAGCGAGCAGGCCTTCGGTGCCGATTCTCTTGCCGCTTGCTGGGTCTCGAGTCGTCATCAGATCACCCCTTTGCGCGCTCGAGTGCGCGCCGCCAGTAAAGCTCGAGATTCCAGCGGTAGCCCCTCAGTTCGCCGATGTCGAGGCCAGGGCACTCGCTCGGGCGATTCGGGGCGGTGAAGTCTCGGTGCCCGCCGACCTGGTGCTCGAGGTGAGGCCAGATCACGAAGCAGGCGTCGAGGTATCGCTGCAGGGCGTCGACCTGCACCTGAGCCCAGCGGCGGCGCTCGTGCTCGACCTTCCAGAGCGCACGGCCTCGAGGTATTTCTGCGGAATTGTGCCCCATCAGCAGCACGCTCAGCGTGCCCGAGTTGCGAAGGGCGACCGCGCAGCCTCGCTGCGGCACGATGCGGCCGACCTGGCTGCCCCCTTTTGCCCCGATCATGTGATTATATCCGACGGCCGGCCAGCCGTGCCCGCCGTGCCCGCCCTTCGTCTTCGGCTTCGGGTCGGTGTGCCAGCGCACGACCTGGGCGAAGCTCGTCGCGCGGCCAGAGGCTGAATGATGCACTGCGATGCGGTCGGGAATGAAGAGCGGAAATCGAGCCTTCGGCATCAGGGCCCCCCAGTCGACCTCGGCGCTGACCTCGGTTTCGGTATCACGTTCGCGTGCTCGAGCAGCTGTAGCAGGTAGCCTTCTTGCCGAGAAAGGTCGGCGCGCTGGGCCTGCTGCTCGACCTGCACGACGCCGATCGCGCTGGCGTTCGCAGCTGCGAGCTTGGCGGTCTCTTTGACATCAGAGACCGCCTCGGTCGCCTGGGCGAGTTGAATGATCGCCTCGGGTCGCTCGAGGTGCGTGAGTCGGGTCTTCACGTCGCCGTGAAAAACCTGGGCATCGCGGTCGAAGGTCTCGCCGTCGCGCACACTGTCGCGCATGCCGATCACGCCGATGATCGCAAGCACTGCGAGCGGCGCCGCTATTACCTGAAAGGCAGACCAGGCTCTCGACTGATTCGATGCACTAGATGCGCTCGGCATTTCTCACCCCTCTACAGATTCAGACTCTGAAGCGCCGACCGCCCGAAGGGGCTTCGACTGTGGGTCATTCTCGACGGGGGGGCCTTCTTCTGGCTCGAGGCCAGCATTTCGCAGCTGCTGCTCGAGCCGCTCGATTCGAAGTCGCCGGCGCTCGAGTTCGGGCACGCTCTGGCCGGCCGCCTCGAGCTGCGTGAGCACCTGGCTGATCGCGATCGCGAGCTGCTGGTGCCCGTCAGCAGTCAGGCGTGCCTCTCGAGCTGCGGCGATCACGGCCTCGATCGAATTTATAGCGGGCACGGGCTCGAGCTTACCCCAGGAAATCTCAGCTCGCTGTCGTCGTGTCGTTTACCAGGCCCAGGTTGCTGAGCGCCGTGAGCAGATTCGCCAGGGCGGCCTCGGGGTCATCTCGAGCCCCGCTGACGGTCGGCAGGGCGATCGGGGTCGTCGCGAAGAAGCCGACCTTTCCGCCACTCATGCCGAGCTGCACGGCCTGGGTGCCGCCGGTCGTGTTCGTGCTCAGGGCGATGTTTCCGGCATCATCGTAAAGGTCGACGCCGCTCGCATTCAAGTCGGCCCGCAGATTCGCAGCTGCGAGGCCGCCTCGATATAGCTCGAGATCGTGGGCTGAGTTCGTCGCCAGGCGGCCGGTGCTGGCTGCGGTGATTTCCACTCGAGCGTTCGGGGTCGAGTCGACCAGAATCAGCTCGGCGTCGCCAGCTCGCGAGAGCAGGAGCAGCTCGGAAGCCGTGGCGCTCGCGAATATCCCGAGCCCAAGCCGGGTAAATGACGGCGTATCGGTGAGCCCCAGCCCGATCGAGGTGCGCGCCGTCGCGCCGCTCTCGAGCCCCATCGCGCCGGCGCCGGTGCCGACGATAAAGTCGCCGTCGACGACCGCAGAGGCGTCGAATTCGAGCCCGCCTCGCTCGTGCTTCACGACGCCCGCAGCGAGCCAGGCGGCATCGAGCGCGAGCGGCCCGATCGCGTGCCCGTCGCCGTCAGTCGTGACGCCGGCCAGAATGCGCTCGATCGCCAGCATTCGATCGACCGGCCGATAGTAATTTTTGTCCTGCCAGCTCGAGCCGATATTCGGGCGAAATAGAAATTCTCGGTGAGCGTCGCCGTCGGGCATGATCGTCGCGAGAAACTGATCGCCCGAGACCTGCGTGCCCGAGCTTTCGAATCGGGTCACCGAGGTGAAAATCGAGCCGCTCCAAACTGCCGAAGCGACGTCGAGGCTCTTCGCGCCGGCGCCGGTCTGAATCGATGGGGCGCCGTTCACGTCGAGCGCGACATAGTTCACGCCGACGATCGGGGTCGCTGCGGCGCCGTCGAGCGAAACTGGCGAAAGGCTCTCGACGCGCTGCTTTCCGTTAATGAGCGCAACGCCGGCGGTGACATCGAGAAAAGAAGCGTCGCCGCCGTTAATGCTGACAGCATAAGAGTGAGCGCCGATCAGGCCCGAAGTGCGCACGCCGCCAGGCGTGCCGGCCGAGTCGGTGCTGATCAGGTCGAAGTTCACGAGCGCGCCAGAGCCGCCGAGCGCATTCACTTCGTCAACTAGAATGTTGAATTTGTCGCGCACGTCGACGAAGTTAGAATCGAGATCGTCGCCGTAATTCAAATAACTGTCGATGTCGCCGGCGGCGTTTCCGGTATCGAAATTTATGAAGAAGATCGCCGGATCGGTCGAGATTTTGCTGCCCATGTCGCCCCCTTATATCGGGTCGCCGTTGCCGTCGACGGTCTCGATTTTCGGAAACCCAGCCGTGCCCCATAGCCCCGAATTCGGCGTGCCCGGCAGGTCGCCCTGATAGTATGAAAACGGCCGGCGAATCACCTGCTGACCGAGATTCGCAGTCGCCAGCGGGTTAATGTCGCCGACGGTATAGGTCTTCACGACGGTGACCGCGATCTTCTTATCGCCAGGCCCGATCACCTGAAACTTCTCGCCCGTCTGCCGCTTGCAGATCACGGCCTGCTCTAGTGCGGCGTAATTTCTCGAGCCTCTCGAGTCGGCCTTCACGGGCACGTTTTTGAGCTGACGATTCGAGCCGATCGCGACATCTACGACCCAGACCGGCGAAGATCCGGCGCCGAAATTCTTGAGCTTCGGCGGCGTCAGTACCGTGCCCGAGATCGACTCACCTCGAGCGCGCACTTCTCGAGCGACGAAGTCGCGCAGTTGCTGCGTCGGGGTCGTCATTCGAAGCCGACCGCGGTCAGCTCGCTGAGCGTCAGCCGAGCGGCAGTCGCGAAGGTGCCAGCCGAGCCCCTCGTGCCGGTGCGCTCATAGGTCTGAATCTGATAGCGCTTCGGGCCAGGCACTTCGAAAACGTCGTCAGGCGTCAGCGCCAGGTCGGCGATCATCTCGGCCGAGCGAGTTGCCGCCAGCGTCTGCTGCCTGAAGAGCGTATTTCGAGCGACCGAGTCGACATCGGCCTGGGTCTGCAGCACCTGGTTGCTTATGGTGATCTGCTTGCGGGTCTCGGTCGTCAGCCCCTCGAGTTCAGCCTGGCCCCGCAGCTCGAGATAGACGTTTTCGAAGGGCTCGCCGCTGAAGATATATTGGCCTTTCCCGATCTTTGTCATCAGCATCAGAATCGCAGCCAGCGCGATCGCTTGAATGATCCGACCGACTGAGATCGTCTCGCCGACGATTAAAGCCGCGACCAGGTCAGGCACTGCCGCCAGTGTCACATAAATGACCGTTAGAAAAATCACGATATAGGGCGCGAAGCCCGTCGAGATGGTGAGCGTCGCGCCGACGGTGCCCGTGCCGATCGGCGCCGGCAGCGTCGTGAAGGTCTCGCCGCCACCGAGCAGGCTCAGGCCGCCATTCGCCGACTTAATGATCTTCAGGCTGATGCCGTTCGCCATTGAGCGCTGGTCTTCCGACCAGAAAACCTCGATCGCTTCGTCTTGGGTGAAATAGCCCGTCGTCACGTGCAGCTCGGTGAGATCCTGCGCGGGCTGGCTGATCTCAGTCGTCTCTGCGTCGAGCCCGATCACCAGCACCGAGTTAGCAGGATTCGCTTCGCTGAAGGGGCGCACGATGTTCACGATCTGCCGCAGGTTCGTATAGACGCGATCAGCGTTCTGAGTGACCAGGCCGAGCGTCTGGGTCAGCTTCCCCTCGCCGTCGAATCTGGGCATCATGCCGTCGATCATCATTAGATTCGCGATCGATACCAGCGGCGGCAGCTCGACGAATTGCAGGCTCAGGTGCCCGTTCACCTGCGCGCCCCAGTTCACCCAGTCGATCTCGTCGATATCGAGCCCCATGTCGGCCTGGGCGATGTCGAGCCCGATCGACTTCAGGGTCGTGCCGGCAGAGTAGTCGTCAGTCGTAATCGGCACGTTCAGATAGTCGGCTTCGCGGCCGAGGCCCTTCATGGTGCCGATCGCGCGGCCGCCGCCGGTGCGGTTTAGGTCGAGCCCATACTGGCCGACGAGCTTACCGGTGAAGGTGCAGGGCCAGAGGCTCGAGTCGACTCTCGAGTCGCCTTCATAGAGTCGCACGGCGTTGCCTCGGCGCAGCCAGCGGCCGTTTCCGCCAGGGTTTTCGACTGGGTCGAATTCGCCATTCGGATCGATCACCTGCAGGGTGATACTCGGCACTGCGACGCCGGTCGTCGCGAAGTCGCTGGCGACCTCGAGCAGGTGAAACTGCTTCACGTCGCCCGTGAAGTCTCGAGGCCCGGTGATCGCCTCGAGGGTCAGGCCCAGCACTATGTCGCCGATCGTGTCGCCCGTGCTCGACTTCAGGTCGAAGACCTCGATTCGCCAGGCATCGCGGCGCTCTCGAGAAAGCTGAATCTGATCGAGCGCTGCAGGAAGACTTCGGCCCACGCTTAAACCTCCGCGACGATGCGCAGGGTCTGCACGACCTCGACATCGAGCCAGCCAGCCGAGGCAAACTCGACCCCCAGGTCGCCGTCGGGCCCGGCGTTCGTGCCGTCGCCCCCGATCGGCCGAAACTCGGTCGCGTCAGGGTTTCGCAAGTCACTGCCGAGCTGCAGGGTCACGAGCTGCACTTCGAAGGTCTTCGTGCTCTGGTTCGCAGGCGACCATTGCAGAAAGCCGTCGACCTCAGGGTCGGGCGGGTTTTCGTGGTAGTTGCGCAGCTCGCGATAGAAGGCCGTCGACATTGAGAGCTTGCTGCCGCCGACGGTCCACTTCTCGACGACGATGCGGTCGACGATGGTGTGCTCGAAGCTCAGCAGCACCTGGTCGTCGAGCGTCTCGACCAGGGTATTCGCCGGCGTCACGATCACGTCGTCGTTATCGAAGCCGAGGCGCCGGTCGGGGTTCGTGAAATAGGTCACTGGGTTGAGAGCTGGCGGGCTGCCAGGGTAAACGAGCCGCGACTTCGCGGTCGGGTCGCCCGCTGAGGCCAGCTCGACGAAGGCGATCTCGTCTTCAGCCGTCTCTGGTGATCCTGCGAAATATTCGAAGACTCGAAGACTCATAGGCTCAGACCTTTGCGGTGAGAGTGGCGGGCGTGAGAGCCGCTCGCAAGGCGACCGCGACGCCGAGATGATCGCCGCCGGCGGCGATATTGAACCAGCGCAGCTGATCAGCCCCTGCTGCGCCTAGCAGCTTGTAGCCCGCCTTTAGTCTGGCCGTCTCATGCGGCACGTCGCCGCCGGTCGCGCCGCCGGTCTGCGTCTGGCCGGCGCCGTTATTCATGGTCGGGTCGATCGGATGCCCGTTTCCGGCAGTGCCCCAGAGCATCGCGCCGTCGGTCACTGTAGTGAAAGGGTGAATAATCTCAGTCGAGGCTGCGTCGTCTTCGACGAAGACGCTCGGCGCGACATCGAGGGGGCTCACCTGGTCGACGCCAGAAAAGTCAACCCCCTGCATCAGAATGCCGACCGCGACGCCTGGCAGGCTGAATTCGAGAAGGTGAGAGCCGACCGGAGGGTCGAGCAGATAGAAGAGATCGATCAGCAGGCCGCTGAAGCTGAAGGCTCGAGCGGCCAGCGTCATCGGGTCGTCGTCATAGGTGCAGACGCTGCCGCCGTAGGGGGTCAGGTCAGCCGGCCCGTCGACATCGGTGCCGGCGTGCACGTAGCAGCAGAGAATGCGATCAGCACCAGCTGCGACGGTGTGCGCGTTAGGCCCGCCGCTGGTGTCGGATTTCCCGAAGGCTTTACTCGAAACATTCCCTGCCGTGATCGTCTGCCTGGTCGCAGTCGCCTCGCTGGGCGCCGAATAGGTCGCCTTCGCGATGCCGTTCGAATCGGTGAGCGGCCCTGGCGGCGTCCAGAGCTGCCCAGGCCCGTCGAGCGTCCAGCCGACCTCGAGATCGGGCACGACCAGGCCCGTCTCTTGCGACCTCACCTCGGCCGTGAATCGCGCGCCGTGCCCGACGCGAATCGCCGAGTCGTAACCGTCAGCGATCTGCTGCTCGGTGCGAATCGGCCCGCGGTCTCGGCTGAGTGCGATCTCGGGCGTGAAGCCCAGCAGGCCGAAAGGCATGAGGCAACCGCAGCTGACGAGCGTCGAGCCTGCGTCGCGCATCTCGACGACGATCATGCAGACCGCGAAGGGCTGCCGGCGCTGATTCAGCGGCACGATGCGCTTCAGATAGACCGCTTTCCACGTTCCGCCGGCGAAATTCTGAGCATGAGTGCGCGCCCGGAAAGGCTGCGGCGATGGGAAACCATAGTATGCAGTTGTGCGCGAGAAGTTCTCGATCGCGTCGAGCCCTGCCGGCGGCGTCTCTTCGTCGGCTGGTGTGCCCTCGAGTGGATTCTGATCTTCCTTCGAAAAGATCTCGAAGTCGACACCAGCCCAGCTCGGCCCGTCGCCGTGCGCTCTCAAGTAACACTGATATTTCGAAGCGAAGTCGCCCGAAGTGTTTCGCACGTACACCATTCTGAAGTCGGTGTGCCCGAGCGCGCACTGCTCGGCGGTGACCTCGTGAAAGAGAGAATTCAAGTCGAAAAGGCGATAGATATTCCCGATCACGCCGGTGCTCGGCATTCGGCCCTCGAGCTGAAAGCGGCCGTCGGCCGATCGGAAGTCGCGCACTCGCCCAGCGCTGAGCGCATTCGGGCCCGTGATAAAAAGAATCCACTTATCGGCATGCGTGCCGTCGCCGTCGCCGATTCGGGCTGAGTCGAAAAAGATCGAGCGGTCGGGGCCCTGGTTCGTCGTGACCGTGCTCTGAAGCTCTTCGATCGGCGTGCCCGACTTCTCGCCGCCGAAGCTCAGCGTCGGGTCGGAGTTCGCAGCGCCCCCTGAAAGTTCAAAGGTGATCTGGTCGGCGGTCATCGCCACGAGATCAGGCCTCGCTGGCTTCGATCGCGTCGAGTTCGCCGACGATCGTCAGGTCGTCGGGTGCTTCGACTCGAGCGATCGCCTTGCCATTCTCGTCGGTCGTGCTGAGCGTCGTGCGCAGAATACCGTTCGGCGGCTGCGCGCCAGTCTGCTGGTGCTCATAGTCGACGGTATAGGTCTTGGCCGAATCGAAGACTGCACCGACGCCGGTGATCGCGCCGGTCGCCAGCACGACGGTGTAGTGAGTTGTCACCGTGAGCGGCGAGCCGTCTTCATAGACGACCAGGCTCGAGTCGGTCGCGCTGACGCCGTCGATCGGGAAATGATCGACGAAGACCGTGCCGCCAGGCGTCGACGCTGCCAGCTCTTCGCCTTCAGTCGAGCGCCGGTCGAGAGCCCAGCCGATGTCGAGCGCCGAGATTCGCTCGCCGAGATCGCCCGCGGCGATCACTTCGAAGGTGATCGTCTTCGCCGTCTCAGCCTCGCCGTGATTCGTCGGCGTCGAAAGACTCGCGAGCGCGGGCTGCATCGAGAAGACCATCTCGCTCGTGAGCCCGTCATTCGCGCCGCTGGCTGCATTAAACCGAAATCGAATCGTGTCGCTGGGCGGGTGATAGAAACCATGATGCTCGAGGTAGCCGACCGTCACGCCGGCGCTGATGCCGATTCCGCCGAGCGCGATCGTCTGCTCTTCGACGAAGCGGCACCGAGAAAGCAGGCGCTCGCGAAGGTGAATTCGGCTCACGTTGCCAGGCGTTGCGTCTTTCGCGGTTGGATTCCAGTCGATCACCTTCACGAATTTATTCATGACGGTGCCCGTCGACGGCCCGACGCTGCCGTCGCGATGTTGATTGTTACCAGGAAAGCCGATGTTTTTATTGAACAAGAAAAGCCGGCCTTTCGGTGCTGCGATCGTGCTGTCGTCGTCGGGCACGAATTGCAACGTATCGAAGGCGACGTCGAAGCCGGCGAGCGGCGCAGCGTGCGCGGTCGGGTGCTGCGGTGAGGGTGTCGCGGTGTACCAGTTTGCAGTCGGGATGATCTGCGCCTTTCCGTTTCCGCCTGGGGGGCCCGTCGAGCCGCCCTCGTCGGCCAGGTCGATCTGGCAGAGTACGTGCTGGTAAACCGAGCCGCCTTCTTGCACGCTGACGTCGGCCTGCAGCGCATAGCCTGCCGGCCAGGTGCCGGGCTCGGCATTCTCGAAGACCACCAGGCCGCCAGCGCCGACCGTGCGCGCGCCTTCGACTGCGCCGCCCGTCGAGAGCAGGTGAAAGACGCCAGCCGCTCGCCAGTTATCGGTCGACCAGCTCGGACTCGCGAGCTGCCAGGGCACTGAATCGTCGACGTGCTCGATCAGGTGATTTCCGCCGTTCGTGTACCCATAGAAGCGTTGAATGCTCAGGTCAGGGTCGTATTCACCGAGAGCCAGTGCACCGCTGAAGCTGGTCTGATAGTGCCGATTCGTGCCGCCGGTGTACCCGAGAATCGTCATCAGAGGATCGAAGCGCAGCCAGTCGTCGACCGCAGACTCGACCGAGGCCCAGACCTGGTCGCGCCAGTGCTCATAGACGACGATCGTCGAGAATTTGGCCGCTTCGGCGAAAGAGTCGTTATCGCCGAGAAGGCTCGCCGCTTGAATAGATTGAATCCAAGCGCTTTTGTCGACGCGCGAGATCTCTTTCAGCGACATTCAAAAACTCCCGTCATCAGCTGCGTCGCCGCTTGCCTTCGGGAAAATTTGCGCCTGCGAGGGGTCGCCGCCGCCAGTCGCAGCGAGTGAGTCCACCATGCCCGGCAGCTTCTCGGCGACCAGGTCGAAGATCGTTTCGAAATTCGGTGCGTTGCCCCGCACGTGCTCGACCTGGTCGCGCATCAGCTGGGTCTGCTCGCGGTAGGCGGCGATCACGCCCCAGAGCAGCAGCTCGAGGCCGGCGAAGGCGTCGCCCTTCTCGAGCTTCTCGAGCGTCTCTGCTAGCCCGTAGGTTATCGAGTCGCCCTTCGCGCTGGCGCCGATCGTCGAGTCGTCGAGAAATTTGATCACGTGCCCCCCTTCAGCCGCCGAGCACCTGGCTCGCGGTGAGATCGAGGCCCAGGCCGCCGCCGCCGCCGCCGCCCAGACCGCCCAGCTTCGAGTTAATCATCTCGAGCAGGGTCGTCTGCTTCTTCGACTCGTCGAGCTGCAGCTGGCCGGCGTCTCTGATCGCGTTGCCGACCTGGGCGATGGGTATCGAAGTCGGGCCCGCGACGACGCCCCTGATCTCTTGCGAGCCGGTGACGGCGCTCTGAGTCCTAGAGCGCTGCTGCTTCACCTCAGTGCCGGCGACCTGGCGAGCGACGAGCTGGCCGGCGATGCCGATGCCGGCGCCGATCGCAGCGCTGAGCCCAGGCCCCCCGCCCAGGCCCTCGGCGAATTCCGAGATCATGTCGCTGAGCGAATCCTGCAGCTCGCTCAGCACGTCTTGCATCGAGTCGAGAAAAATGTCGCCGAAGATGTCGCCGAAGCTCTCGGCGAAGTCGATGCCCTCGCCGCTGAATGCGCTCTCGAGCCCTCTCAGCGCGCCCCTGCTCACCGAGCCGGCGATCGACTCGCCGAGCTTGTCGGCCCCGCTGGGCTCGTCTTCGTCGCCCTCGCCGGCGCCCTTCAGGTCTCTGATGTCGAGAATCGCCTGCTTCAGATCTTCGGCATTCTGGGCGATGCCCAGGCCCTCAGCCTGGCGCGCTCGCAGCGCCTGCAGGATCAGGGCGACGCGCTCGCCGTCTTTCTCGGCGACCTGGTCGAGTGCCAGGCCGAGCTGCTCCTGCAGGCCGACCTGGGCGAGCGTCGCATCTTCGAGTTCAGTCTGCAGCGCCTTCCGGTCGGCCCGCAGATTGTCGAGATTTTCCTGCCTGCGCTCGCTTGCGTCGCCCTCAGCGACGACGAGAGTCTGCTGCCTGGCGATCTGCTGGTCGAGTGCGTCGATCTCACCGAGCAGAGGATCGAGCGCCGCCAGGCGCTCGTTTCGCAGCTGCTGCTGCAGGGCGAGCACCTCGCCGAGGCCGGCCTTCTGGGCGTCTGCGAGCGCTTTCTGCTGGGCGAGCAGGGCGTCGGCGTCGATATTGACTTCGCCCTCGCCCTCGTCGCCGGTCGAGCCTGCCTTCGCTTTCCGGCGCCGCTCGAGTTCAGCCTCGCCTCGATCGAGCTTCGCCTGCACGGTATCGATCGCGGCCGCGATCGCTGCGACGCGCTCTTCGGCGGTGCCGCCGGCTGAGCTGATGTTTTCCAGCCAGGCGTTCACGCTGCTGTCGCCCACCAGCTCTTGAGCCTTCTCGAGCTGCGAGCGTAGTTCGATCAGGTCGTGAGTGAGATCGATCGTTTCGGCCTGGATCTGGCCGGTCGAGATATTCTCGATCTCGCGAAACTTCGCGACCAGGAAGCCGACATTCTGCGCGAAGGTGCCGATTCGCCTCGAGACGCCGACCACCAGCGGCCCGAGATCGATCAGAATCTGCCTGAAGGTCGTGCCGAGCTGCCGATTTAGAATGTCAAACTGATCGGTGACGACTTCAGATTTTCGAATCAGGTGATCGTCGAGCACCAGGCCCAGATCTCGAGCCTGGGCGCGCATTTGCCGCATGCCGTCGCTGCCCTTGCGAAGCAGATTCACCATCGCCAGGCCGGCTCGAGAGAATGCAGCCGAGGCCAGTGCGGCCTGGTCTAGCTCTGAATCCATGCCCGAGATCGAGTCGGCGAGCAGGTCGAGCCCGCCGCCGAGGCTGGTCGCCGACTGCAGATTTTCAAGCAGCTCTGGGTTCGATTTCTTCAGCTGGGTGATCAGCGCCCCAGTGCCCGCTCGAGCTTCACCGAGCCGCTTCGAGAAGGCGCCCAGGCTCGACTGCAGCACTGAGAGATCGACGCCGCTCTGGGTCGCAGCGAAGCCCAGCTCTTGAAGGCTCTCGGTGCCGATGCCGATGCGGTCGGCGGTCTTCGCGATATTGTCGCCGAATGCGGCCGCATTCTTGACGCCGCGCAGAAGAAATGCCGGGCCCAGGGCTGCAGCGAGGCCGGCCACGAGGGGCCCGATCTTCGCGAGACCGGCCCGCATTTTCGCGAAGCCGCGGGTCGCTGCGGCGGTCGCCCTGGTCGCCTTCTTCTCGAATCTATTGAGCTTCTTGTCGAGGGTCTTCAGGCCAGAGTTCAGCCGCTTCGTTTCAGCGTCAAATTCGACCTTCAGCTCGCCGACCGTGACGCCCACGGGCCCCCCCTCGCCTCACGCTGCCGGCGTCGAGAGTAGCGCGCCGCTCACGGCGTGCATCGTCTCTTTCGTCTGCGGGGATTGCACCCCGATCGGTCAGCAGCGAGTGCAGCTTATCCGAAGCGGTCTTCTTCCCAGTCAGGGCTGCGCCGGCTGCGACGGTCACGATCGTGAGCAGCATCGAGAGTTCAGCCCGCTGCCGCTGCGACTCGATTCGTGCCAGCTCTTCGATCAGTTCGGGGGGATAGCTTCGGATTTCTCCGATCGAGTGACCCCGTGCGAAGATGATCGCGACTGCGTCTTCGAGTCCGTCTCTGCTATTTCCAGAAGTGCCGGCCCCACCACCTTCTCGACCGTGTCGATCCCAAGCGAGAAGAGCCGTAACAATTCCCCCAGCGGCCCACCCCCATCGGGGCGGATAATGCAGATTTCGATCACTGCATTCGTGAGCTGCAGAGAGTCTTCGAGCGTGAGCTTCTTCATTTCCGCATCAGACCAGCCGAGGCTGAGCCGCACGAGTTCGTCGGTTTGCTTTGAGTATTGAAGCAGGAAGGCCGGTGCCGCGAGATTCCACGTTTCGCGGCCGGATTTTTGAATCTCGACGACGATCTCGGCGAGTACCGGGATCAGGTGGTCGCGCTGATCGATCGACCAGGGTCGAATCGTCACGCTCTTGCCGTCGAGCAGGGTGAGGGTCTTTCCGTTCAGCAGCTTCTCGCGAAGCGTTCGGTCTTTCGGCATTAGGTGAAGCCTCCGGGGGGGGCGGTGAATCCCCCGGAGGCTAGATCACCTGGCGGCTGACCGTTAGGCCTCGGTCAGCGTCTCGTCGTAGATCTCGCAAGTGCCGTAAGGCGTCGAAGTGCCGTCATGCTCGAGCGTGATCTGAATGGCCTGGCCGGCCCATTCGTCAGGATTGAAGGTGAAGGCGTCGCCGCTCGCCTGAATCGAAACCTGCGGAATCGGCCAGATCAGATTCACGCCGGCGTCGGGCAGGTGCCTGATGCGAGCGCGGCCAGGAAAGGTCAGCTGCGTGCCAGGGTCGATCTCTTCGTGCGCGTAGGCATTGAAGTCGTAGCTGGTTTCCATGGGCTGAGCCGCGCGGGCCTTGTTGGTCGAGAAGAGCACCCGCACCCGACCGCTCTTCGGGTCGACGAAATAGTCGGCGTTTTCGGTGAAGGTGTGCGTCGGCTCATAGGTGACGTCGATCGTCGTGCCCGCAGCCGGTGCCTCGCCTGAGGGATATTTGATCTCGCCCGATGTCGCCGAGGCGCCCTCGATGATTCCGATCTCGCCAGCACCAGGCGAAGCGCCTGCGACGATGTCGCTGACGCGCTCGGTCGGAACACCGGCCGCGCTCGTCTCGATGTAGCTCGAGACGTTCGCGACGATCAGCACCGAGAAGTCGAGCGCGAAGTCGGCCTGGGTCTCGCCGAAGCTGCCGCCCTGGCCGGTGCCGACGCGCTCGAGCACGACCTCAGCAGCCGATACCGCAGTGAGCGGCTCGACCAGCGAGGCATTGTCGAGATCGACGAAGTCGTCGGCGTCGTCGGTCAGCTGAAAGGCCTCGTCGGCGATCGACGTCACGCCGGCGGCGACCTGGCGCAGTGCGCTCGAGAGCAGCATCAGCTGCATATTCGCGCCGTCGAATTTCTTCGTCGTCGCGTTCAGAGTCAGGTCGAATTCGCGCGTATGCCGGCGCACGAGCTGCGAGGTGCCGCTGCGCGGGTCGCGCATATCGGCATGAGCGACGGCCTGCTGCACCTCGGCCGCCTCGACGATGCCGATCTCGCGATAGGATGAAAAGCCCCCGCTGGCGAGAGCGAAGGCGAATTCGACGAAAGGCGTGCCGAGCAGGCCGTGCACGCGAGTGAGAAGATCTACCGGTCGGGTCTGAACTGACATGATGATTCGCCCCCTTAAAGGTCGTGCGTGAAGACCGTTACGGTCTGGGTAAACTTCGCGAGCCCGCCGCCCTTGCCGCTGGGATCGCGGCCCAGGTACACGGGCAGGGTGTCGGGCTGAATGCGCCCGCAGGGCAGCGAGTCGAGCGCGCCCTGGTGCTGATCGAGTGCTGCGTGAATGTCATCGGCCAGGTCGCGCTCGGTCGCGTAGCTCGGCCCCCGATTGATGATCACGAATTTCGGAAAGCGCCCGAGCACTCGATCGTTCGCGGCGCCGCCGACTGCGTTCACTGTGATCGACTGGTCGGGATATTCAAGCTCTTCGCCGACCATGATCGCCGGCGGCACGGCCGAAGCCGGCGCGCTGAAGTCGCCCAAGTCTGAGGCCTCGAGCACCTCTGCGATTCCACGCTCGAGAAGAAGAGCCATCAGCGCACACTCTGCCGCAGGGCCTTCGCGGCAGCCTTTCCGATTTCGTCGATGTAGCGCTTCGCGTTTCGATCGAATGCTCTCGCAAGAAAGCGACGACCGACGGGCCCGTCGGATGTCGGCGGCTTGCGACTTGAAATCGGCCCGAGGTTATAGCGATCTTCGTGAATCCTCACCGAGTAATCCTCGTCATACGAAACGACGCGAAAGAAGCGGCCGAGCCGCGTCACCTTTCCGGTGTGAATGTGAGCGCCGGTCAGCTGAGGCGAAATCGCATCGGATCGGTTCAGCAGGTCGGCGGCGTTGTCATCGAGCTGCTGCTCGACGGCTTCTTCGACGTTTCGAAGCACGATCTTCGCGCGCTTCACTGTCGATTTCCGGCCGGTGACCGGCTTTCTCTTAGCCAATATCGAGCCGAAGGTGCGCGGTGCCAGGCGTGCCAGTGCCGGGCTCTGAGTTCGCCGCGACTCGAGTGATCGAGACCTTCTCGATCAGAGTGCCTCGGTGATCAGTCCACGACGCGAGATCGTGCTCTCTGACATCGAGCGCCGAGCCGTCTGCTGGGTCGAAGCCGTGAATATAAAGCGAATCAGTCACGCGACTGTCGCGCCCCTGCACGCTGCGAGAGCCTTCGTCGACCTGCTCATGATGCGCGACCAGGTCGGCGATCAGCGACTCATCGGTGCCGTCGCCGCCTATTCCCGACATCGTGCGCCGGAATAGCTCGAGATCTCTCACGTTTATGCTGTCGGATTCGATCACGACTGCCCCGCACTGCCCCGCTCAGGGTTTCGCATCATGTCGGCGTGAAAGGTGCCCTGCGTGCGATCTGGGTCGGCCTTATTGTCGACCTTCTCGTCGAGGCTCAGCCCGCCAGCAGAAAATGCCACGTTTCGCCCAGACGCATCTCGGCGCAGCTTCTTCTCGAGTGCACGATAGTGCTCGAGCTTCTGGCTCTTCGACGCCGACTGGCCGCCCGTCGTCCAGTCGACCGCCTTCGCGGAAAGCGCAGCGACGATATCTTCGCAGCAGCGCCAGGCCGCCTTCGCCTCGGTGTCCTCAGCGCCCAGGCGAAAGTCGATCACCTGGTCGCTGAGAATAGGCACCCCGATCGCGACATCGGCGTCACCAATTTGAATTCTGATCCGATCGCGCGCTGAATTCGCCGGATCATTCGTGTATGTGTAGGTCTCTGCCATGGGTCACCCTTCGCGTCGAGTGATTCGCCTCGTGCCCTTCTTCGCCTTCTTCTTCGGCGCCTTCTTCTTCGGCGTCTTCTTCTTCGCGGCAGGCTTTACTTCGGCCGGCTTCGAGTCTTCGGGCTTTTTGTCAGACTGGGGCCGATCGCTGCCGGGCTTGCCGGCCTCGCCCCCCCTTGACGCTGCCGAGCCAGCCTCGGCAGCGACCGACCCGCTCGGCTTGTCGTGCCTTCGATAGGGTGTGAGCCCCAGCTGCCGAGCGCGCTGCTTCGACGGCTTATCGGGCACGCCGTCGATCAGTCGCACGACGAAACCCGCCTTGATCAGGATTTTCAGCTTCCTGAATTTTGCGGCCTCGGGCACGGGCTGCCTCGCAGCGACGTCGACTAGCTCGCCGTTGCGAGGAATACCCTTGAGCCTGCGGCCTGCGACGTAGGTGATCTCAGGCACGGCGGCGCCCCCCTTTAGGTGAGCACCGAGGCGAAGAGCGTGCCGAGATCCGCACTCACGACCTTCTGGTCGTAGGCGCACTCACCCTCGACTCGCCAGGCCTTCAGAAGATCCGCGCGAATCCGCGAAATCACCGTGTTACCTGCACTCGAGCCGAGCAGGCCAGTCCACGCGAAAGTGTAACCGGCGCTGGGTGTGTAGAGCCCAGCCGTGCGCGGCACGTGAAGCAGCAAGCAGTGCTGACCGAGCACGAAGTCATTCGAATCGGTCGCGCCCTCGACTGCCTCATTCTGCACGGCCTCGGCGACGTGAATGCGCTCCATGCCGAAGATCGTCGCGAGCTGCACTTCTTGCGGAATCGCCATGTTCTGCGGAGTCGCGCCGCCACTCAGGCGAGCGACGATATCGGGATGATCGACCAGCACGTCGAAAACCTCGACCGACATCACCATGACGTTCGGCTTCCGACCGGTCAGCTTGAGCATGGCCGTCTTCTGCGCCCGCACGTCTTCGATCGGTGTCGAGTCGGCAGCATCCCAGAGAGGGCTCACCGTCTCGTCGACCGTCCAGACGCCCGTCACGAAATAGGCCGACGCCCATTCGACTTCTTTGTCGATCATCATCTGCTCGGTCACATACCGGGCAGCATCCTGATCGGGTCGCAGAGGCGAATCGGAATTCGCCCGCGTCTGGTCGGCGACATCTTTGTGCAGTGCCCAGACGTCGCAGGCATAGCTATCGGTCGAAACGGTGTAACCGCTCCCCGCCGATTCGGTCGCCGGCGCGCGCTTCTGCGAGCCGCCACGCTGCCACTGGCCTTTATCGTAGATGAAGTAACTATCGGTCTGCTTCGCCACCGGGATCACAGGAAAAACCTTATTGTGAACGAAGCCCTCGGCGTTCTGCGAGAAGTCGATCGACACATTCGTGAGCGGTCGATTCACATGAACGTCGCCCGCCGACGGCTGCCCTTTCCGAATAGCTGTATTGCGCATCTTCCTTATCCCCCTCAGGGTGAATCACTTTTCGGCGTCGCCGACGTCGGGTCAGCCGGTGAAGCTGGGATCGCCCAGCGGCGGTTTAACTTGCGACGTATCCATTGATCGAGAGCAGGATCAGATCAGTCTCGTCGGCACCCGATGCGTCATTCAGTGCGACGCCCTGCACGATGTCGCCCGTCGCGGCCGTCTTCGCCTTCCCAGCCGAGTCGCTGGTGACCGCAGCGCCCGCCGTGATCGCGGCGCCCGTGATCACACTCGTGATCCCAGAGATGCGGCAGATCGCCGGCAGATCGACTGCGCCCGGTGCGTTCTGAAGCACGCCGCAGCCGAGTACACCGTCGCCGGCCGCGTCGATCTTACTGTCGGAGGCGTAGGCCATGAAAAGAAACTGATCCGAGGAAAGGTCTTGCCCCGATACCAGAGTGATATCGCCCTCCTTGAAGCTCTGACCGAGCAGCACCGAGATCGTCTCATCGGCAGCGCTTGCGGTTTCGAGTGCGATCGCCTGCACGACATCGTTACCGACCGCCTTCACGGCCTTGCCGGCCGAGTCGCTGGCGAGTGCGTCGCCCGTCGTGAATGCCGCGCCCGAAATCACGTCGCTGATTCCGATCTGTCGGACGATCGCCTCGAGATCGACTGCCGCCGGGCCAGTCTGCAGAATGCCTGCACACATGACGCCAGCCGTCGCCGGGTCGATCTTCCCATCGGCGGCCACTGCCATAAACAGGCCCACGCTTGTCGAAAGATCCTGCCCCGAGGTGAGCCCGAGATCGCCTTCCAAACGACTCTGACCGAGCAGCACTGACATGACGTTTCCGTCGGCCCCCGAGGCCGTCAGCGCAATGCCCTGAATCGTGTCGCCAGCGATCGCCGTGCGCGCCTTGCCAGACGCATCAGAGGCGACCGAAGCGCCGATCGCGATCGCCTCACCTGCGACGACCTTCGAGATCAGCAGGGTCGTCAGCTCGGCGGCCTTGCCGGCGGCGTCGGGCTTATTCTGCAGCACCCCGACACTCGCTTCGCCAGCGCCCGTCGGGTCGACCTGACCATCGGCTGCCACTGACATGAAGTAAAACTGCTTGGCGGAAAGATCCTGCCCCGCTTCGAGGGTGTGCTTCCCCAGAGGAATTTCATAAGCCATTTTCGATTGACTCCCTTTTTTCAAGTGCAGGGCCTCAGCTCGAGGCCCTGCGTCGTTGCGTTAAGAGCTGCACCTGGTGACGTTCGCCTCGGTCACTGAAGAGTGGCGACCTCGGCAGCGATCGCCGCCTCGTCGGGCAGCTCGATCTCGGCCTCGAGGTAGGCGCCCTCGAAGGTGATCTCGCCCTCTCGCCCCTTCCGCAGCTCGTGCGCCCGCTTCTCGACGACGGCATAGGCCGCAGCGGGCGAGCCCTTGCCGCCCTTGGTGATCACGGTCGTGCCGGCTTCGCTGCCGATCGGCTCGAGGCCGCCATCGCTCGCCGCTTCATTCGCGGCGGCGAGGGTCTTCTCGAGGATCTCGCCAGAGCCTGCGTCGTGCGCCTTCTCGAGCGCTTCGATCAGCTCTTCGTCGGGCGTTCCGATCGAGTCGAGGCTCTTCACGAAGATCGCGATCTTCTCGGTGCGCGCTGCGCTCTCGCGCTTCTCGAATTTCTCGCGATCGACCTTCGCTTCGTCGGTCTGCGCCTCGATCTTCTTCTCGAAGAAGTCGACGACCGGCCCGACCAGCGTGCGCTGCTCGTCGCTGAGGCCCTTCAGCAGCTCGTGCTGCTCGTCGTCGCCGGGCTCGCCCTTCTCGAGCGCTTCGACCTGGGCCTCGAGCGTCGCGATCTTCGAGACGTTCTCGGCGTTCGCGTCGCTGCCCTTCTGCAGCTCGTCGAGGGCTGCCTTCTCATCGGCGTTCAGTTTTTCAAACATGGTGCTATGACCCCCCTTGCCCCCACCTGGGAGCAGCTTTGCGACGCAGTCGTGCACGTCGCTGAGTGTCGGCTGGCCCTCGCCTGCCGGCGTGAATTCGATCAGCGCTTCACCGAGCTGCTTCGCCAGCTCGCCGCTGAAAAGTCGCGGCACGTCTTCCTGCATGACTGCGGCGAAATCCTCGACCGCTTGCAGAATCAGAGCCGCTTTGTCGTCTTCGTCGCTTAGGATGATTTCCCAGGTCGTCGACATGAAAGCCCGAGACCGGTCGTCGATCGCGCCGTCGATCTCGTGAATGCGGCCGTCGGTGCGCATCTCTTCGAAGGTGCGCGGCTCTTCGTCGGCCTTCTTCAGTGCTGCCTCGATCTCTTCGATCGAAATGCCGGCTTCAGCTGCAGACTCGAAGATCTTCGCGATCGCTCCCAGGTGCCGCTCATAGCGTTTTCTCACGACTTCCCCCGCTTGAATTGTCACGTCGTGCCGGTGAGGAATATCCCCGCCGACACTCGACTCGAGCGTGACCTGGCCCCCTGGCTCGAGAGCCTGGGTCAGCGTGACGGTGTGCTCGTGCTCGATCTCGCCACCAGCGCCAAAGCGATAAGAGCCCGCGGCGATCTGGCCGTCGGGAAATTCTGCCGGCCCGTGATCGTGAGCAGGGCCTTCGCTGGCTCGCCGCTCGAGGCTCACGCTCATCGCCTTCGTGAGGCCGAGCTGCTTCGCCAGGATCACGTCAGCGAGCTGATTCGTGCCGCGATCGACACTCGAAAGCTCGTCGACATCGACGTCGACCAGCATATTCTTCAGCGGCGCCACGACGGCCGGCGCGTTCGGGTCTTTCCGAATTTTCACCCTCATGCAGTCACCGGTGCGCGCAGGCCGTTGCCGCCGATCGAGAGCATCGGCAGATCGCCGTCGCGAATGCGGCCCCAGAGGGCCTCGTCGTTTACGTGAAAGCCGACCAGCCAGCCGACCTTCTCGAGATCGATGCCGAGCGCCTTCTGCAGGTCGTGAGTGAAGGGCATCGAGGCGACCAGGTCAGAGCCCGCCAGGCCGTCGTGCATGACGCCGTGCTGGCCGCCGCTCGAGACGAAGCGCCAGGCGGTCTTTTCCATTTCGGCCGGCGTCCAGCCGTCGCCCTCGTGATCTGAGACGAGCTGCCCGCCCTTCTCGACGATCGTCGCCCAGGCGTAAAAAATGCGCTGATCTTCGTCGAGCTTGTGTAGCTCGAGCTTCGCCTTCGCCAGCCTCAGCCGCTTGTGAAAGTGCTCGTCGCCGCTGCCCTTCTTCCAGCCGGCCCGCCGAATGGCCGCATATCCAGCCACGAAAGCCCGCCCTCGGCTGGCGCCGTTTCCCAGGCTCGAGTTGCAGGCGTGCCTGAAGACTGTGCAGCAGGCGCCCGGCATCTCGGCGCGAATTCTGGCCGGCAGGGCTGAATTCCTGGGGTAAGGCATCAGGTCGCTATGACCTCTCTTTCTGCGTGGGCGACGATCGTGATCACGTCGCCAGCCTTGCCGTTCGCTGATGCCAGTCCGCGCAGAATATCCCCCGGCATCGAGACGCATTCGGCGAACGGCTCGAGAAACGTATCACCCACCAGGCCAGGGCTCACAGCGTTGCCGGGCGAGAATGTCGCGACGACCGTTTTGCTTGCCGCGATATTGACCGCCGACTGAATCGCGCCGCCGAGTACGCCGCCGATTTCGATTTCGAATCGCAGATTTCGATTGCCGACGACTGCGCTTGTCACGATCCTGATCACGACCCCGATTACCCGCCATCGCTCGCCTTCGGGCACTGTGATCTCAGCCGAGACGACACCGGTGCCCACAGCCGAGACGCGGCTTAGCGTGCGATTCGAAGCAGTCAGCAGGCCCAGCGTGCGATTGATTCTGTCGCCCCATGTCGGCATAGCACCCCCCCAGGTGTCGCAGAAAAACTAGCGTTTTATGAGCAGGCCCGCCGAAAAGGTCAGGCGGCCTCGGCTGATACGTCGAGAATTGCATACTCGAGGTAGCAGCGGCAGCGCGGGTGTGCGGGCGGTGCGTCGCCTATCCAGCCCTCAGGGCTCTCGAAAGGCTCGGTTTCTTTCGCCTCGAGGCCGTGCATCGGCATGCAGATTTCGCAGACGTCGCCGTCGTCGACTGTGAACCAGGTTTTGACGACCTGCTCGAGATCGACGGCGCCCTCGTCTGCTGCGACCTGCCAGAAGGTGCGCTCGCCCTGCTGAATCGCGGTCTGAATCTCGGTCTCGGCGATCGTCGCGCCTCGCTGCCGAAGCAGCTGCTGCGATCGCGCCTTCACCCTCGCCTCGATCGTCTCGCGCACCAGCACGGTCTCGGCCTCGGCGACTGGGATCAGCTGCCGCTCGAGCTGCTGCCTGAATCGGTTCAGCGTGACCGACTGCTGCTCGGTCAGCCCGACCATGTCGCCGATCCGAGCTGCGGCCCGTGTCGGGCTGATCTGGTCGCTCAGCTGATCAGCGAGCGCTCGCCGAATGCCGGCCTGGGTGCGCTCATTCAGGCCCTGAATCGCTGCGAGCGCGTGCTGCTCGACCCAGCCGGCCGCGGCTTCATTCACCAGCAGCGGCGAGACGCCCTCGAGCGCCGGCGGCGAGAAGCGCAGGCCGATATTCGCGCCTTCTGCGATCGCCTCGTGCATTCGATCGAGCACTCGCGCGCTCATGGTGCCCTGCAGGCGGCCCAGGCCGATCGCCTCATTGACGGCCGCGACATCGCCCCCCGCTGCGATGCTGTCGGCGATGCCAGCGAAGTCGATGCCCTGCTGCATCGTGCTGACGGCTTCGACCAGGTCGCCAGCCAGTGCGCCGGCGACTCGCTCTCGAGCCCGCCGATTCGCAGCTCGCTCGGTGAAGCTGCCCTTTTGCACGCAGACGCGAAAAGAGTGCCCCCCGATCACGCGACGCCGGCTTTTGATCAGCCTGAAGCGCCGATTTCGGGCCTGGGGCACGACTGCGATCACGTTTCGGCCGCTGCCTCAGGCACGTCGTCGCCCTCGGCGTCGTCTGATTCGGGCTCAGGCACGTCGTCGCCCTTGGTGTCGTCTGATTCGGGCTCGGGCACGTCGGGCGGTGCAGGCGGCACAGGCGGCTCGGGCTCGTCTTCAGGCTCGAGCCCCTCAGGCCGAGGCGGCAAGCCCCCCAGCTTTCGAAGGTGATTCTCGGTCTCTTCGTCTTCGCCCAGAGTGAGAGCGCCAGCGGCCGAGAGCTTCGAGATGAATTCAGCCAGCGCAGTCAGGTCGGCCGACTCGACATCGCCGTGCACCAGCTTCGGCAGGCGGTCGAGATCAGGGAAAGTGTTAAGCCTGAAGAGCTGCGGCACGGCCTGCCGATTAAAAACCTGCTCGATGACGTCGAGATAGGCGCCGATCGCGACGGCGAAAAGGTGCGTCTTGTCGCTCGAGAGCGCGAAGCTGCCGACGCTGCTCTGCCCCAGCATCAGGAAGTCGCTCATCATCGACATCGTCATTCGCTTGTCGTAGCGGTCGATCACGCCCGTCGTGTCGAATTGCCGCCGGCCGCCAGTCGTGAGCAGCTCGAGCTTATAGCGCGGGTTTCCATTCTCATCGGTGTCGATCGGGAAGACGACGCCCTCGAGTTCGTCGCGCCGGATATTGCGCACGATGGTCGTGATCTCTGCGAGCAGCGCCTTGTCGGTGTCGCTGGCATCATTCGCCAGCATCTCGGCCGGCAGGTATGCGACCGGAAGACCGGCCAGGTCGCGCTCGATGCCGATGCCCTCGATCTCTTCGATTCTGCGCTTGAACCACCAGCTACGATAGATCGAGCGCAGCACCGAGCGGCCCTCGGGGTTGCCCTTCGCGGTCGTCGTGCGAAAGAGCAGAAACCTCGACGCTGGGATCGTGACCTCTTGCATTTTCGGCAGCGCGACCTGCACGACGCCGTCGAGTTCGCCGGTCTGCTCATCGAAGAGCCAGCGCTCGAGCGTTTCCTGCGCGCGGCCTGGAATCTTCTGCCAGCCGATTCGGCCATCGTCAAATTGAGAATCTCGCCGAGGGTCTCGCGAAGCGCCGCCTCTGGTCTTAAAAACGGGCTCGTGCACCGAGTGACCGAAAGGCAGGAAGGTGAGAATCTCGGCCATCGTATCCGCCCAGGTCGTGCTCATATCTTCCATGCACTCGCTGAGAAAGGCGGCCTTCTCGACGTCTGTTTTTTCTTCGCCGTTCACCTCGACCCGCCAGTCGACTTGACGCATCAGCATCTCGACCGCGAAGAGCATCGACCCGACGGTCGCATCGTTTTCTTTCATCTCGCGATAGACTTCTATCGCCTGCTTGCCCTGCAGCGCGGGCAGGAATTCCTCGGCGAGAATGCCGCCGTGCTCTTTCAGGCCGGTGCTGCCGATCTCGACGCGCGAAGGCGGCGTGCCTTGTGGGTCGATCGAGGCGGCCTTCGTGAGTCGCACACCGACTCGGCCGAGAAATGACGGCCGCAGATTCGTCTTGGTCTTCGCGACCTGCAGGGCGACGCGCTCTGAGTGAGTTCGCGGCCGAGGCTCGACGCCGAGAAGCAGGGTCGACCAGGTTCGCGCCTTCTTTCGTTTCGGCACCTGCGCCCCCTTTAGTGCGAGCCCCTGAAGTGCGAAGACTTGCCGAGGCTCTGGCTCAGATCCAAATTCTTACGCCTGGGCCTCTGGGTCGCCTTCTTCATCAGCTTCGAGACGCCCCAGACCATAGCGTCGAGACGGTCATTCGGATATTCGGGCGTGCCGCCTGGTATCCAGTTGCAGAGCTGGTCTTCGAGTTCGTCGAGTTCGCCGACATGGTGAATCCTGCCCTGCCTGGCCGCCGCCGCGACTGGGTGCGCCCTCGTCTGCTTCCCCCTCGAGGCGGTGACGCTCTCGAAGAGTTCGGTCTCGTCGACCGCGTGAATGGTGAATTCGACCAGGTCGCCGCCGTTGTTTACTTCGCCGAGAATGTAGTCGGCTTCATAGTGCTGCCTCAGCTCGATCGCGGCCTCTGCCCACTGATCGGGGCGGTGCCGGCCTGAGCCGTCGTCGACGATATAGAAATGCTCGCGCACCTTCTCGGCGCCACTCACCGGGCTGACGATGACGCGGCTCTCGCGGCCTACGACGATAATGCCGGTCTCGTCGCTGGTCTTCTTCGCAGTAACTGCCGGATCGATCGCGACGACCAGGGCGTCGAGATCGGGCAGCACCAGGTGCCCTTCTTCGTCGCGCTCGATGATCCGGTTATCGTCGATCCACTGCCGCAGCCAGAGCGCGCCCTCAGCTTCTTCGAGCAGCTCGGCCATCAGCTCTTGGCGGCCGAGCGTCGTGCCGTGATATTCGAGAATGAATTCTTCGAGCGCTGAGTCGGCCAGGTTAGCGGCATTCTCATAGGTCGAGCCGCCGGTGATCACCGTCGAGGCTCGCGAATAGAGTTTTTTGATCAGAATCGACGGCTTCGGCGTCGTCGTGACGACGCAGCGCGGGTGATCGCCCTGGCGTAGGCCGAATTGCAGATTCGACCATGCGGCATGATACCGCCAGCTGCCCAGCTCATCGGCCCAGGCGAAGTCGTGCTCGGGGCCTCGCAGCTTGTCGGGCTTTTCGGCGGTGTAGGTAAAGGCTACGGGCTCATATCCGAGCCGGTCTTTCAGGCAGTGCCAGACGAGCTTACGCTTCGACGGGTAATAGGCTGGCCGCTCCCAGGGCGCCGCGACGGCCAGAATGCCCGACGGCCCTTCGACCATGACGTCGCGCACGTCGCTCGCGGTCTGGCTCACGAGTGCGACTCTGCGGGCCTTCCCCTCGACGACGTTTTTCTGAACGGTCGAGGCGCCCGTGCGGGTCTTGCCGTAGCCCCGCCCAGCGTTCAGCACCCAGGTGCGCCAGTTGCCCTTCGGCTCGAGTTGCGCCGGCCTGGCCCAGTTCTGCCAGTCGTAAAACGGCGCGAGAATCGCCCGCTGAGCGTGCTCGGGTGTCGTCTTCAGCGACGCGATCAGAGCGCCGACGTCTTCAGGCCGAAGCTCGTCGAGTTGCGCGCTGATGTCGTCGAATAGCATCGGAGGCCTGCCCCCTTATTCGGGCAGATCGAGATCGACCTTTCGTCTGCTGCGCTGAAGCTCGACGATCTTCTGGCCGAGAAGCTCGAGGTATTCGCCGCCCTCGCCGATTTTCAGAGGCCCGCCGCCGGCGCCGGTGACCTCGATGCGCTTATAGTCGCGCTGGCCGAGCAGTTGCTTTCCGAGCCAGATCTGCATCGTCGGGTTTTTGTCGTCGATCGCCAGCTCGACCTGGGCGACGCGCAGCCGGTTATTGAGATATGACTTCCCAGCGGCCCAGGCCTCGCTCGCCGGGCTGCCTTCTTTCGCGATCGCGCGCTCGAGGGTCGATTTCGAGACCGTGACGATGCGCGCAGCGTCTTCGATCGTATTTCCTGCGCCGGCCAGCAAAGCCAGGCACTCGCAGGCGTGCTTTCCGAAGACGTAGCGCCGACGCCCGCCGCCGGTGCCCTTCCTCGAGGCCTTCGACTTCTTCGCTCGAGGGGCCTTCGCCCGCTTCGCCGGCGCCTTCTTCTTCGGTGCCTTCTTCGTTGTTTTCTTCTTTCGGGCTGCCATTAAAAGCGCCCCCGGATCAAAAACGGCCGCTCAGCTCTCTGCGAGCTTCACGACCGTGCTATAAATCCTGCCGCTTTATGAGGCGTCACGCAAGTCGGGGCCTTATAGGCCCGCGGATTCTCAGCGATTAGCGCCGGTGATCTTCGAGTGTCCAGTCGGGATTTTTTCGGGCTCGCGCGTGCAGCCCGAGGCGGCGGTGAATCTTCTTCTGGGCGCCGCTGATCGTCTGGCGCACCTTCCACTCAGACCACCTCGAGCAGTGCCAGCGCCGATTCGCGAGCTTCGCGATCTCGAAGCGATCGTGCATATCTTCCCAGAGAAAAAGCTGCAGATAAAGGCGTGTTTCCCAGAGATCGAGCAGCTCGAGCGCGGCCTTCAGTTCTGCGATGTCGGCCAGGGCGTGCTCGGGCCCGCAGCCATTCGGCACCTGCACCTCGTGCACGGCGATCTCGCCTCGATTGAACACCCAGAGTTGGTCGCACTCGGCGCAGATCCAGCGCTCGAGCACGTCGCCCTCGCACTCGCGCAGTTTTATCGCGGCGAAGACTCGCTCAGTGCCCCCGCATTCGCAGGCTGCGGCGTAGGTCAGGCCAGAGTCATCGACCAGCCGGCCGCCGGCCGGTGCCTCAATACGCTGCACCCGCTCGAGGAATTCAAAGAGAACATCGTCGACGTCGAGATCGCGCAGGCTCACCAGGCGCCCCGCTCAGCGTTCCACGTGGAACAGAAGCCGACAAAAGTCGGCACCTGGTGCCGATTCTCGGCGGTCGTTTTGTCGGGTCTCGAGAGTTTTGTCGGATCGGACAAACGGGATTCTTTAGCCTTTTCGGGCTCTTCGGTGCGTTTTATCGGAAGGTCGGCACCTATCACTATTATTGCATTATTACATAAACCCCTAGAAGAGAAGAGCCGTCGCGACAAAGCGCTCGAGACCGGCCTGGCTGGTGCGGCCAGGTTTTCGCGTCGGGTAGCTGGCCCTCTGCTAGGCCTCGAGCATTCAGGCCTCAGGATAGCGTCAACTGGCCGATCTGCCCGCGGTGCTGGTGCTCGCCCCTGCAGCGGCCTGAGCTGGCGGCTGCACCAGTGCCCGTCTCGCCTGGCGCTGCTTTTCCTGCATCGCTGCACCCTGGCGACGTATCTTCTCAGAGAGCAGTCGACCGATCTGGGCGTGCCAGCTATGCGATTCTCGCTCATGGGGCAGCGAAAGGTGATCGGAGATCGCGCGGGCCAGCTGGTCGATCGTCATCTCGCCGAGTTCGGGCGACATCAGATCGCCGTCAGGATTTCGCGCGGGCCTTCAAGCTCGCCGGCTGAGGCGCCGAAAATCCTCAGCGCTCGATAGTGCAGGTGCGCCTTCGAGCGGCGCCAGTTGTAGCGCACGGCCGTGCTGAATCGGGCCCAGGCCGTTTCTCTCGGGGCCAGGTCGGCGAGATCCTCGATCGCAGTGAGGCAGGTCTCGAGATAGATGCGATCAGCAGCGAGCTGGCGCTCGTCGTGATCGACCAGGCCGAAGCCGGTGTGCCTGAGAAGCTTCACGAGCGGGTCGTGCTTCAGTGACGCCTTCATATTCCATTCTCGATCGACGGTCGGCCCGCTCGGCCCATCCCAGACGAAGCCTGGGTCGATATAGAGCAGGCCTGGCGGCGTGATTCCGCAGAATGGCAGTTCGAAGCCGGCGCTCTCGATGCCGGTCTCGAAAAAGATCGCGGTCTCGACCTCATATTTCGCCCGAGTTCGCAGCTCGAAGTAGCGCAGGGCCTGCTCAGCCATGCCGAAACAATAACGCTAAAGGGCAGCCGCTGCTGCTTTCTGGGAATAATTCGCGCAGCCGATCGTTTCGGCCTGGCCTTCGATCGCGCCTCGCAAGCCCTTGAAAGTGCTGCGTTTTTCGCCGGGCTTTTTTCGTGCTTGCTGGTTTTTCAGCGCGCGATCGCATCTCGGTCGGGATGAATGCCGGCGGCGGCCTCGAGTTCAGCCTGGGCCTCATTCGACTGCGAGAAAGCGGAAACCTGGCAGAAAGCGGTTTCCGCCTGCGCGAAAAGGTGAGCGTTTTCGCGGGCTTGCCGAGGGCCTCGGGTGGTAACCGATTCGGCGCGCGAAAAGCTGGTCATGCGCGAAAAACTCAAGAAGCCACCTTTTCCAGCGCGCGAATCGATCTCAGAAACCTTTGCGGAATCTCGACCGCTGCGAGTTCGAAAAGTGATCTCAGAAACTTTCGGCGATCTCGGCCTGCTCCCAGCTCGAAAAGTGATCCTGAAAACTTTTGTGAAATCTCGAGCGCTCCCAGCTCGAAAAGTGATCCTGAAAACTTTCGGTGAATCCGGCCTGCTCCCAGGTCGAGAAGGGCATCTCGAAAACTTTCAAGAGATCGGGCCCGCTCCCAGGCCAGAAGGGCATCTCGCTGAAGTGAAAACGCCACGCGCTGAAAGTGCACGCCGTGCAGTTAGAGAGCTTCTAGGGGCAGGAGTTGCGCCGAGAGATCGATGCCGCCGGCGCTCGAAAACTTTCGACGAATCGCGACCGCTCCCAGGTCACGAAGGGCATCGCGGAAACTTTTGAGAGTTCAGCATTCGTCGAGCCTCAGATAGCCGTTTCGGCGCACGAAGACGCGACGGCCTTCGCAGCGAATGGCGACGCCGACCACCTGCGCCGGCTCAGTCGCTCGGATCGCTCGGCCTCGAGGGTCGATCGCGATGAAGTCGCCCAGGCGAATCGGCCCGCCGGCCTCGAGTCCGATCACCTCAGCCAGCCATGGGTCGGGGTGACAATTCAGCTCGAGAATGCGCTCTTTCGCGTCGAGCTTCTCGCGCTCGAGCAGGTCGTCGGCGGCTGCAGCGGCAGGCCGGTAGATCGCGCAGGCGGCGAGCAGCGCGCTCGCTCGTTGCAGGAAGGCTCGGCGGTCGATCATCAGCGGCTCTCGAAATCTTCGAGCATTTGTAGAAATCTCCGATATTTAGGCGCCGGCAGTTCGGCGAGTTGGTGCTCGGTGATCGTGGCGAGGGTCTGCCCTGAATCGGCGTCGGTGATCAGCCAGGCCATTCTAGCGTGAGAGCGCCGGATCGAATAGCTGCGGCTGCGCTCTTCGACCTCGCCGCAGCCGATCAGGGCGTCGTCGACGACCGCCTCGACCAGAATGCCGGGCTCGATCTGCAGTTGGTCGCCTTCGCTCATTCGGTCACCAGTGCCCGGTGCGCTTTCCGCGGTCGACCCAGCCGCAGAATCCGACGATGAAGGCGATCGCGATCACCCAGCCGGCCAGGTCGCCGAGAAAGCTCAGCACGGCGTCGATCGTCATTCTGGCGCCTCGATGTCGGGCAGTCGATCGTAGGGCGCCAGCTCGTGCGGGCATTCGTTTAGCGCCTGGTCGTGATCGTGCGCGATCAGCCAGCCGTCGCCCTTCAGGTCGCTGAGCCGGCGGCTGATCTGCACCTTTCGCAGGGTCTCGTCGTCAGCGCAGAGCGACGGCCAGCGGCCCTCGGCGCAGCCTTCGACTGTCAGATCGGCCAGGGCCTTCGCGCCATTCATCGGAAACTCGGCGACGATCGAGAGCACGTCAGCGCTCTGGGCATTCATCAGCCCGCTGCGCCGCATTCGCTTCTCGGCTCGCTTGCTGGTGCTCGGGTCTGGGGTGTGCGATCTCGGCACCTGAGTCTCGAGGCTGGCCGGCGGCTTTTGCGGGTCGGGCGGCACCTGCCGCTCGGGCATGCGCGTCAGTCGATCGACCTCGAAGTCGCCACCAGAGCGCCGCCGCAGTTCAGTCTCGAGAGCCTGGGTCTTCCCAAACTGAGCGCCTGGCATGATCGCGAGCTGAAAGGGCGACTCGCGAAACTTCAGGCAGCCTCGATTTTTCCGGCCCTTGCCCTTCGGCGGCCCGCAGACGTCGCAGATTTTGCCGCAGAAGTGCCGACTCAGCACGTGGCTGCAGACGCAGAGCGGATCGGGCTTCATGCCTCACGCTCGCGCAGCCATCGCTTCACCAGGCCGACCGATGCCGCCTGGCAGGTCGCGTGCACGCCCCCGCCGACATCGCGCCGAAAGTAGAGCCTCGGCTTCTCGCCGGGCTTCCGAAGTCGCAGCACCTCATAGTGGCCTTTTGTCTTCTCGCGCCGGTAGCCCTTCGTCTTCGCCCAGGCGGCGAATTCGCCGAGCTTCGAAAGTGCGAGCAGGCGTCGGTCGCGCATCAGACGGCCCTCAGCAGCGCGATCGGTGCGCAGCTGAACCAGGCAGTGAAGCCTTCCTGGAGCAGCTCGGTCGCGCAGACCTCGATCTGGATTTTCAGGAAGTATCGCCAGTCTGAAGCCTGCTCGATCTGCTCGAAGGTGACGTGCCTCACCCTGAAGAGCGTCGAAATCTCGCCAGGCCGATCTGGGTGCTGCGTCTTCAGGTCGAAGTGCAGCTCGAGCGTTCTGCTGATCTCGGCGCCAGGGTTGAGGGTGATCTGCCAGCGAAGTGCCATATCAGGCGGCAGCCGGGCGGCCTCGAGTTGCTTGATCACTTGAGCCTCGCACGGCTTGGGCAGCGGCATCAGCGCAGCACCAGCTTCAGGCGCCCGACGAAGCGCCGCCAGCGCCAGCCTGCTCTCTTCTTCAATTTCCCGAGAATCTGCTCGTCGGAATAGCCCCGCTCGATCAGGTCGCGCACGGCCGCCTCGATCGTCTCGCGGTCAATCGTCCTGACCTCATATCGCGGCGGCTCGCTCGCCTTCGCGATCTTCTCGGCTGCGGCCTCGATGCGGTCGACCTGCTCGGTGAAGCGGCTCATGCCGATGTCGATCGTTTCGTTCAGCAGCTGCCAGTAGCGGTGAAGGTCGTCAGCATTCATCAGTCGCGCACCTCGAGCTGAAAGCTCGCCTTGAGATTCCGCACCCCCTGCGAAAGCTCGAGCCTCAGTGCCCGCAGAAGCAGGCAGGGCTCGCCGCTTTCGGCTGCCGTCTGTCGCCCGCTCTCGACGCCCTGGTCGTCGAGCCCCTCGGGCAGCTCGAGGCCGAGAATCTCAGCCAGCCAGCCGTCATAGAATCCGTTTCGCGTCTCGATAATGAGCTTCACTTTTTCCCCTTTCGATTCATCGGCGACTCATACGCCCTCGGATCTGGCGTGTTCAGGCGCTCGAGCCGCTCTGGGCTCAGGCCCCCTCGAGCAGTATTGAGTTCTGGCCGCGACTCCTGCACTGCGTCGAATATCGCCTCGATTCCTGGCGCAGCTTCCGGCGTCAGCTCGGTGCTGACGGTCGCGCCGTTCAGCATCGCGGCCAGGCCGGTGAGCGGCGATCTGCCCTCAGTCACCAGGATGCAGCGGCAATTTTTCAGCCTGGGCGGCGGAAAGGCGATCGGCGGCGGCGGCTCAGTGCCTCGCCACCAGAGTGAGCAGTAAAGGGTCGAGGGTGTGATCGGCGAGTGCGCGCCAGTGTGCCCGATCGCCTTTCGGCAGAAGTGAACGATCCGCACGCCTTCAGGCTGACCGCCGACCGACATCGCCCACAGTCGCCAGTCGCAGAAGTGCAGGGCGTGCTCGACGTTGTGCATGGCAGCCTGGTAGGCAATTCGAGAGTTGCGGCCGTGAAACTCGATCAGGTCGCGCACGTAGTCGAGCCAGCTGTCGAAGTGTGCGCCCTTTGTTAAGCAGACCTTTCGAAGCTCTCGTCGAGAGTGAAGCGTCCAGCCGATCACCGGGGCACGAGAATCGCAGCGCTGTCGGGTGCGATGATTTTCGTATCTGGCTCGACGGGTGTCGTCAGCTGCAGATTCTGCCGCGACATCAGCGGGCCCTGCAGTAGGTTGCCCTTCGTCGGAAGATTCAAGAATCGAAAGGGCTGCCCGCATTCGTCGCACTTGACGAGCCCGAGCGCCAGCACGTGCCCGACCACCTGGCGGTCGGGGTCGTCGGGCCCGATCTCTTTATTGAAGGCGATCGCCGGCTGCACGGTGCCCTGCAGTTCAAATTTGCGGCCGTCGTGATCGCAGTCGTGCGGCTTCTTCGGGTAGGCCTTCTTCGGCCTGGGCAGTGCATGCAGATTTCGCTTCTTCGCCATTAAGTGCCGCCTCCGATTTCGATTCAGCCAGGTGATTCTGCGGCTGCCCCTTTACGATGTCAAGCGTAGAGTTCGCGCCTGGGCTCGTCGCCGCCGCCTGCCTTCCACTCGCCGCGCTCGATGTCGCCACGCCGGCAGGCCCAGCACTGCTCGGCCTGGGTGAATCCAGAAAGCCCGACCTCGAGAAACGAGCCGCCGACCGTCTTCGGAATTCCGCACGTCGCGCAGGCGAGCTGCTCGATCAGCTTAAACTTCACGACCCAGATCTCTTCGTCGGCCTGGGCCTCGAAGCTGCCGGCGCCCCATATTCGATTCCAGACGTCGACGAAGCCCTGCACGGTCGAGTAGCCCTCGGCATAGGCGCCGGCGGCGTCGATGTCGCCCAGCGGCTCGAGCTGGCAGTCGAGAATCAGTGACGTGCAGAAGGGCACGCCGGCAGGCCTGCAGAATGCCGGCCGAGTGTAGAATTTCCGCAGAGCCTCGGGCCTCGCTGGCCGGCGGCCGAGCCGAGTGCGCTGCGAGCCGCCAGGCCTGCTCACCGGTCGACTATGCGGCCGCCTGGTCTCGGTCTTTATGCCCTCGAGGATCAGCGTGCGGTGATCGCGCAGAAAGAGCATCAATCTGCCCCTGCCCTGACCTTTTCAAGCTCTTCGCGCAGCTCTTTCAAGAGGTTGCGCACCTTCTCGAGCCGCTCGATCGCACGTGAGACCGCGAAGGCTTCGCGCTCCGGGCTCTTGTCGAGCCCCGCCCAGATCAGCACGACGATCTCGACGCAGCACTTCAGCACGCCGGCCGAATTCGCGTCGACCTGGGCCCTGAGGCCTTTATTCTTCGCGATCAGGTCGTCGCGTTGCTTTCGCTGCCGTCGCACGACGATCTCGAAAACCCAGCTCGAGATCAGCAGCAGCCAGAGCACCCAGTCGAGCACGAGGTGAAGGTCGCTCATTCGGTGAAACCCCCTGGTTTTTCGATCGTGATTCTCGAGCCCTCGGGCAGGTCGACCGGATCGATGCGCAGCGCGCCGTGCTCGATCTTCGTCTTCTGGCCTGGGATCTGGCGCACCCAGCAGGCAGCGCGGCCGCGGCCCTGCACGGTCAGGCGCTCGTCGAGCTGGTTCGGGTCAGGCCGCACCAGCCAGGCGGCCCGATGGTGATCGATGTAGCGCTCGAAGTCGGTCAGCTGAGGGTCGCCGACCTCGATGCGATCGGCGTGAGCCTGGGAGGCTGAGGTGCAGATCGGCCAGTCTTTCAGCAGCCAGGGCCTGATCTGAATCTGAAGGTGCATCGAGGCCCAGGCCTCACGAGCTGCAGCCAGCAGTTGGGCGTCGAGTGCACACTCGAGCAGCTCGAGTAGTTCGCCGGCATCGTCTCGGAAGGCGTAAGGCGTCGAGCAGTTTGCGCATCGGCCGACCTGGTCGACCTGGCTCTGCTTCATGACGACGGGCTTCACCTCGCAGACCAGGCAGGGTCGCTTGTCGGTCGGGTGCTCTGCGGGCCAGCGTCGGGCGCTCATGATCCGGCCTCGGCGGTTGCTTTCTCGGGGCGATCCCAGGCAGCCAGGCCTGGGCCTGGGTCGAGCGTGATCTTCATGCCGCGATAGGTCAGCTCGAGCACCAGGTCGGGCTCGCGATCGGGCGGCACGCCGCCGCTGGTGATCATTTTCTCGATCTGATCCCAGTAACTCTCGACGAAAAGCTCGAAGCCCCAGGCATTCAGGCGGAGATCGGTGAGCCGCTTATTTCCGCAGGTCTCGAAGTCGCGCGACTGATCGCGCAGGTCTCTCGTGCTCATGATTTCCCCCCTGCTTCGAATTTCGCAGCCTGCGCTCGATGTCGCTCGAGCCAGCCGTCGGCCAGTGCATTCGCGCCGGCGACGCCGTGCTTCGTGATCGAATAGTGCGAGCCGCGCTTCTTTCCGCCGATCTTCCCATAGACTTCGATCACCTCGGCGTGATACGGGTCGCCGCCGCCGCCAGGGTGGATTCGTTTCCACGCTCGCCGCTTGCCCCCTCGAGTCTTCGTCGCCATAAGCCCCCCCCAGAGCTGAGTCAGTTCGGCGCCTCGCCGGCGATCTCTTTCTCTGCCAGCGCGATCCACGTATCGAGCGCGATCTTCGTTGCCTTCGCCGAGGCGAGCACTGCGATGCGATCGCTCGGCCTGGTGTTTCGAATGCCGTCGAGGTGCCGAATCGCAAAGTCGAGCACCATCAGCAGGTCGCCAGGGTTACTCGTGATATTCGGCGGCGGTGTCGCGTCGGTGAGCGCCTCGAGCGCCTTGAGTGTGGCCTTCTCTTCGTCTCGCTCGCTCACTGCTCGAAGCACTCGGCGATTCGGTCGGTCACGTGGGCCAGCGATTCGACGATATCGTCGCAGAGCGTCACCTGGTCGGCGAGCAGCGCCTGATATTCAGCCCGCGCCTTCTCGCCGTCTCTGCCGATGTCGAAGCTGCGGAGGCTGACCGCCGTCTGCTCGATCTGATCGGTGACGTGCACGAGTTGATTCGAGACCAGCGACCGCACGAGATCGAGCTGCACCTCGTCGCTCGCATCGTTCGCCATATTCTCGAGCGCCTTCACCTTCGTTTTCGTCTCGTCGAGCTTCGATCTGGCGACTGGGTTCAGCAGAGCCTGCTGGGGCTTGCTCGGTTTCAGCGCATTCGACATCGGGTCACCTCGAAAAAGCGCCAGCTTACCATGCCGCGGCTGCCCTGGGGCAGTTTTTTCGGCTGCCCGCTATTCGGCGAAGTCGTCGAGGCCGTCGTGCCGGTCGATCGTCTCGACCTTTCGCACCTGGTCGCGATCGAAGGCGACCAGGTCGACCTCGAGGGCCAGCCGATCGAAGTCGATCGAATGCGGTGCGACCTGGGCGGCCCTCGAGACGAGCCTCGAGCGCGTGAGCTGCTCGAGGTGCTCGTCGAAGTCGGCGGCCTCGATGTCGGCGGCGGTCTGAAAGTCGCCCACTACAGGCACCCGCCGGTCGCGGCACTCAGCAGGCAGACCATGCCAGCCACGAAGGTCGTGAAGAAAACCATAAAACCGAAGAAAGCTCGAGTCGTCATTTCATCCCCCTGCCGTTTGTCTCGCTGTCATGCACTACTTATCGGCCTGTTAGTGCCCAGCCTTGAGCGAAAAGTGACGGCCGATCGAAAAAACTCATGCCGCCTGCTCGGCCTGCTCGATCTGGCCGGCGACCTGGCTGATCACGTGCGCGGCCAGCTGCGGCGGCACGGCGTTGCCGAGCAGGTGAATCGCCTTTTTTCGGCTGGTCTCGAGCACGTAGCCCCGAGGGAAGCCCATAGCGGCGGCATACTCGGCGACGGTGAGCATTCTCATGCGGTCGCCCTTGATCAGTGACCAGCGGTCGCGGGTCGTGATCGTGCCGATCGGGCGGTCGAGGCTGCGGCCAGTCTTCCCTGAGCCGCTGCCGTAATAGGGCGCGAGAAAGGGCGTCGTGCCGAATTCGAGCCGGCCGCGGGCGATGCGGTCGAGGGTCTTCTGAGCGCGGCCCGGCTTATCGATCGCAGACCAGCTGCCAGACTCGAAGTCGATGAAGCTCGAGGCGGGCACGTGCTCGGCCTGAGGGGCCTCGATGTCGATCGCGCCCTGGCGAGAGCCGACGACGAAGAGCCGCTCTCGATGCTGGGGCGTGCCGGCGTCGGCAGCGTCGAGCACCTGGGTGCTGACCTGGTAACCGTAGGCCTCGAGGGCCTGGCGCCAGATCGGAAAGAGTTGCCAGTCGGCGAATTCGGGCACGTTCTCGACGATCAGGGCCTGAGGCATCGCGGCCTCGACGGCTGCGATCACTGCCCAGGCGGTCGCCCTGGTGACGTCGTGCTGCGGTCGGTCGACGCCTCGAGCTTTCGAGTGCCCCTGGCACGCCGGGCTCGCGAGCAGCAGCTCATGCTCGGGCAGTTGCGTGAAGTCGGCCTGCTGCAGATCCTGGCAGACGTGAATCGCGCTCGGGTGATTCGCCGAGTGCGCATCGACTGCGATCTGCCAGTGATTCGCGGCCCAGACGACGTCGACGCCGGCCTGGCTCGCGCCCTGGGTGAATCCGCCAGCGCCGGCGAAGAGATCGACGGCCCTCATCGTGCGGCCTCGACCAGCGCTTTCGCGTCGGCCCACCAGCGGCTGCAGTTCGGGCAGGTCGCGCCGCCGTCTGCGAGCAGCTCGAGCTGAGTGTGCCCAGGGCCCGCCTGCGGGCACTCGGGGCAGTCGACGACTGCGGTCGTCGGCATGAGCGGGTTTCCGGTTTCGGTCTCGAGTCGGTGTGCGTCGGTCATGCTCACCTTATCGGCGAGCCTCGGCCAAACTTGAGCGAAAAAGGGCAGATTCGGGGCGAATTCAATCGGCAGAATGATCGGCAGAGCGAGCGCGCCCCCTTCGTGAACGGTCGAAGGGGGCGGCCCTCTGGCGAGTAGGCCCTGGGAGTCGGGCCCGCCTGTTAGCCCTGGGCGGCCTGAATCGCGGCGACCAGCGCCTGCTCTTCAGGGTCGAGATCTGCGATCGCCGCCTCGAGGGCTGCCACGTCGGCAGGAAGCTCGAGCCGGTCATTCGCGGGTCGGTCGGTGTCGGTCATGCTCACCTTATCGGGCAGCCGGCCGCCGGGCTTTAGCCTTTTCGAGATCTTCGGCGGTCGCGGCGTCGACCCTGACGATCTCGAAGGTGCTGAGCAGGCAGCTGCCCGTGCCGTCGCTTGCCAGCTCGACGACTGAGCCCGTCACGAGGGTGATCGTGCCGAAGTGAAGCTCGGGGCCTTGGCCGCCGCGAAGCCGGTCGACGACCAGGCGCACTGGCTGGCCGGTGAGATTCCACGCTCGAGTGTCGATCGCGCGCTGAATCGCGCCCCTGGTCGCTGCCTCGGTTTTTTCGTGCATGATTTCCCCCTTTCAAGCGACGAAGCTCAGCCGATCCAAACTGCGAGCCGGCCGGTCTCTTCGTCGACGATGTCGATCTCGAGCTTCGGCTCGACGCCTCGGTCGTCGATCAGCACCTCGACGTCGCCGTGCTCGAGCCAGATCTCGTGAAGTCTCTGCCGCAGCTCTTCGATCGTCATGCCGCGGCCTCGATCACTGCGTCGATCCCAGCCTGGGCGACGCCGAGCAGACGCTCAGCGGCCGCAGCCTGGCCGACCGCATCGAGATCAGCGACGACCTGGTCGTCGGTGAGCAGAGCCTTCAGCCCTGCGCGCAGGCCGTCGGTCGCGGCCGTGAAGAAGCGATCGCCCAGCTGCTCGCGCGCCTGGGCGAAGGGCGCCTCGGGGCCAGCTGCGGCCGCGAGATCGGCGAAAAGGTGCATCGCCACGTCGGCGAGGCGGGTGATCGGGTCATTAGGTCGCTGCATGGCTGCCCCTTTTCGGTTTGCGGTTTTTGTCGCGGTCATGCTCACCTTAACGGTCGATCGAGCTTCTAACTTGAGCCTTTTTCCCCAGTGAAGTGGCTGCTCGTCGGGTCAGCGTTCGGCGACAAGCATTCGCGACACCTCGAAAGCTCACCGAGGGGAAATAACGTCGTCCAGTTGCCTCGGAAGTCGTGGCCGCATTCGAGCGCGACGATCTGCTCGAGCCTCGGCTCGCTCACCCTTTCGGCCGAGATGATTCGCTGCATTAGCCCGTGATTCTGCGGAACGTGTTTTTTCATGGCTGCCCCTTTAGACCTCGAGCTTCGCGATCGCGTCGCGCTCGAAGGCGATCTGGGCCTTCGCGAAATCGGCGGCGGTGATATTGAAGAGCGCGCCGGCGTTGCTGCCGCCGGCCTCGACGTGCGCCTGGTAGTCGGCGAGGTAGGCCTCGCAGGTCTCGATCGTGTCGAGGTGATCAGCTTTGGCTTCGGCGATCTCGGCGGTCATGGTGTCCCCTTTTTGCGTCGCGGTCATGCACTACTTATCGGCGAGACCTGGCTGGACTTGAGCCTTTTTTCAGCTGGCTGCTGCCAGCTGCTCGATCGCGTCGGCGAAGGCCTCGACGACCGTGCTGCGCTCGTGCAGCCGGTGCTCGACGATCGCGTCGCCGAAGGTGAATCGCTGCGCCTTGTCGGTGTGCAGCGTCCAGCCAGCGCCTCGCTGCGCCCGATACTCGGGCACGAGAAAGTGCTCGTTGGTTCGTGTCACGAAGCTGTCGAGGTTTGTGTCGGTCATGCACTACTTATCGGCAGACCAGCCCAGGGCTTTAGCCTTTTTTCGGGTCAGGTGTATTTCTCGCGCAGATTCCAGGGAGGCAGGTGCAGCCCGATCAGCGCGGCCTCGAGCGCGGCCAGGTAGCAGCGATCGATCTCGAGCCAGGAAAGCTCGCAGTCGCCCAGGTCGAGAGCCTGGGCGTGCTTCGAATGGTTCAGAGTATAGATCTGCCGGCCCAGCCGATACGTCGAGGCCCAGCGCTGCCGGATCGCGGCGGTTTTCCCGATGTAGAGCACGCCGTCGATCGGGTGCGTCACGAAATAGACGGCCGAGCACTCGCAGGGCAGGCGTGCCCAGATCTCACGATCGCAGATCTCGATCATCGGCAGGTCAGCGATCACGATCTGAGCGGCAGCCTGGCGCAGCTGCTCGAAGCTCAGGGCGATCGCCTCGAGCGCGCTCACGATCGGCCGGTCTTGCAGCAGATCAGCACTCGGCTGCCGATCGCCCCCAGGCTGCGAGCAGCTCGACCTGCGAGTCGCCGCATTTCACGATCCTGGCTGCGGTCTTCGGCGAAATCGTCTTCAGCATTCGAGAGATCGCGCAGAGCAGCCCAGAGTGCCTCGGCCTCGCCTGGGTCGAAGACGAGGGCTCGGCGATCACCAGCAGCCCAGCATCGAGCGAGCAGGCGCTCGGCGTCGTCGTCTGGGTGCTCGAGCCCGCAGCACTCGAGCGCGCTGATCTGCGGCCCGCTGAGGCGCTCTCGCCGCATGATCAGCGCCCAGCCCTGAAGCGCTCGACATCGGCGAGCAGCTCGGCCTTCTCGCGCTCGAGCACTGCTTCGCGCTCTTCAGCCTGGGCTCGCAGCTCGTCTCGGTGCGGGCCATACCAGGCGCCCGCGCAGCCGTTCGGCCAGATTCGCAGAAAGAGCCGGCCGCCCTCGCCGTCGAAGATTTCCTGGGCGTGATTCTCGCGGTCATGGTCGAAATTCTCTTCGAAGCGCTGCCGCTCGAGGCCTGCCTGGGCGAGCACTCGGCCGACGCTCTTCACCGTCAGGTCGGCGTTTTTCTTGCCGTGCATGATCTGCTCGAGCAGCCGAAAGGTCGAGCCCGAGGCGCCGATCAGCTCGGGCTTCTGGGCGTCGCCCTGCTCGAGCACTTCAGCCTTCGCCGGCCGGCTGAAGAAGCCGAAGCTCGCGTCGCGGTCGCTGCGAGTCAGCGTCGCGGTGAATCGCACGGTCGAGCCACGCAGCCCAGGAGCTTCGCGCAGTGCCTTCGGCGACGTGCCCCAGATCACGAAGGCGCCCTCGGGCGTCTCGACCTTCACGGTCAGCACCTGGCGGCCCTCGGGCCCGAAGCCGTCGTCGCGGGTCTTCTCGGAAACGACCAGGCCCTCGAGCACCTGGCGACCTTCGGGGCAGTCGACCTTCGGCCCGTCGTCGAGGTAGGGCGCGCTCACGACGTTGCCTCGACGGTGTCGAGCAGGTCAGCGATGCCGGCCCAGATCGAGCTGGGATCGGCGGCGGCGGCTTCGTGAATCCGGTCGGCCAAGTCTTTCGAGTCGAGGCGCAGACTGGCGGCGGTCTTCGCGATCGTCGCGGCCTTCGCTTCTCGAAATCGGGTCTCGCCGGCGAAGACGCTGCCGGCGTCGCGCCAGCAGCCCTCGAGATCGGTGCCGGTGACCATCGGGTCGCGCGACGTCTCGAAGGCGACGACGCGAGCGGCGATCAGCTCTTCGTCGGTCATCTCGGCGGCCTGGGTCTCATAGTGCGCCCAGTCGATCGCCGGCTTCGTCAGCAGCTCGTTCAGTCTGATGCTCATCTCAGTGCCCCCAGTTTGCGTCGCGGTCATGCTCACCTTATCGGCAGCACGGCAGCGAGCTTGAGCCCTTTTTTCAGCGCGTGCGGCACTCGCCTCGAGGCGCCGGCCGGCAGGCCGGGCAGTCGGGCGTTCCAATCGGTCGGGTCATGATCTGAGGGCTGCTGGCGTTCACGTCTCGCACCCAGCGGTAGCGGCAGGCGGTGCAGACGTATCGAATCGCGACTTTGCAGGTCATTCTCTGCCCTTTTTTCTCTGCGGTCATGCACCCCTTAACGGCAGGGCAGGGCCTGAGCTTGAGCGGTTTTTCACATTCGGCGGTCGATTTATTACCGATTCCATAACCAGCGGAAAGCTGAACGGCCGCGCAGAAGTTGCGCTTTAGTTGCTTGTCATCGCGCAGGGGCGCCGTAGTTCTCTTAACGGCAGAACGGGCCTCGAGCTTGAGCCCTTTTTTCGCGCTCTTGTCGTTTTTCCTGCGCGAATGAGGGCCTGGGCTCAGGCGGCGACGGCCTGGTCGAGCGCCTGGTGCCGGCGGGCGACGGTCGCGGCCTGGCCGCCAGCCTCGAGGGCCTGGGCGATGTCGAAGGGCTCGCCGTGAAAGCCGACGTCGGGCTCGAGCTGGTCGACCCAGGCGACGCCGTGATAGCTGTCGACGGTCGCGCGAAACGAGGCGTGACGGTCGGCGATCGCGCCCGATCGATACAGTGCGCACCCCTCGGCGATCCAGGTCGTCGAGTCGACGCTCGCGAAGCTGAAGCCGTCAGAGCCGCACGGGCAGGCTGCGCTCGCGTAGCGGGTCAGGCCGAAGCCGTGCACTTCGAGATCGCCGGCCAGGCGCTCGAGCTGGGGGGCGAGCCAGGTCAGAAACTCGACGACCTTTCGGGGTCGCAGAGAGCCCTTCGGTCGCTGGCAGCCGATCGCCAGCACGCCTCGACCCTGGCGGGCCTGGGCGGCGCAGTGCTCGAGCTGCTCGAGGCTCTCGCCCTCGTGATAGACGGGTGCGACGGGCAGGCCGCGGCTCTCGAGGTAGGCCAGATTCCGATTCGATAGATCGACATCGCCTTCGATCGAGTCGAGATTCGCGACCCAGGTGAAGCGGTGAGCGTTTTCGACTGCAAAGTCGGCGAAGTCGACTAGGTCGATCGTGAAGGTCTTGCCCCGCTTGCGAGCGCTCAGCTCGGTGAAGGCGCCCGAGTCGAGGATCACTGAGCGAAAGTGACCGGCGTCGATCATCGGTGCGAGCCAGGCCCAGAATGCCGGGCCCTTCTTCACGTCTGCGAAGCTGATCAGCACGTCGTGCCCTTTCGCGACGGCTGCGAGCGGTCGTGAGTTAATGCCTGCCAGGTAGAATCTGAGGGTTTTTGCGTCGGTCATGCACACCTTAACGGCCAGAGGTGCCCGAAACTTGAGCCTTTTTCTCGGCCTGGTTTCAGATTCTCGACCTCGATCGAGGTGCCGGATCTGAGCCCCCAGCTCAGTCGATCGCCGCCCAGGCCGCCTCGTCGAATCGGGGCGCCTTCGCCTCGGCCTGCTGAGGTGCTGCGGCGAGGATCTCTTCGCGGGCCTCGAGGCTCTTCTCGGTGAAGCCCTGCACGGTCGCCCTGGCGATCGGCCCGTCGCGGTCGACCTTCAGGCCCTGGTCTTCAGCCAGCAGCTCGAGGTGCTCGAGGATCGCGGCGCGCGAGCCCTGGGCGACGATCTCGACCGAGCGATTCACGCCGAATTTCTCGGTGCTGATCGGGCAGCTGCAGGTGCTTTTTTTGCAGCCGGCGACGTGATCGCGGCGCTCGGTGAATTGCCGGCGGGTGCGGTAGATCGCCCAGGGTGCGGCGTCGAGGGCGTCTTCGAAGAGCGCCAGGGCCTCGGTGTGCCCGGCGGCCTCGAGCGCTTCGCGCAGGCCGGTCGTCTTGAAGAGCTTCGCCCTGGGATTCAGCGCCAGCGCGCCAGCCTCCATGAGCAGGCCCTCGAGGGCCTCAGCCGGCTCGGCGTCGAAGCGGCCGAGCACCAGGTGCCGGTCTTTCCGACTGAAGGCGAAGGGGCAGAAGGTGCAGGCGCTCTTCGGCCAGACGGCGCCGGTCTGCTCGGCGATGAAGGCCAGGCAGGCGTCTCGATCCCAGCCCCAGGTCTGCAGCGGAAACTCGGCGACGACCTGAGCTTTCTCGGCCCTGACGCGCTCGGTCTTCTCGCTTCGGGGCATCTCGTCGGCCGCGAAGCCGAAGGCGATGCGGTAGGGCTCGATCACGAGCGTGCCGGCGGCGGCTCGAGCGGCGACGTCTTTCGCGCTGCGGCTCTCTTCGCCCTTCGCGTAGCCCATGACGTGCACGCGCTCGCCCAGAAGCTCGGGCTGCTCGGCCAGCCAGGCCTCGATCGGCACGGCCTTGCTTTTGATCGAGCAGAGGTGACCGCCGCCGCTCTGCGGCACGGTGCCGGCTTCGATCATCTCGCGGGCCAGCGTATAGGCGCCGGCAGGGTGCAGGCGCTCAGGGCTGCGAGAGTCCTGCAGCACGGTAAACTTCTGGCCCTTCTGGCTGCGCTGGTGGCGGGCGATCTCGACGAAGCGCACGCCGGCGGCCTTGAGCAGCGGCAGCACGTGCTGCTCGCAGAGGCTGATCGAGCCCCGAAACTCGCTGCCGGTCTGGCTGGTGACGACGATCAGGTCGGCCAGGTCGAAGTCTCGAGAGCTGGGGTCGCTGAGCCAGCGCAGCAGAATCGCGGTCGAATCGACGCCCATGCCGTAGCTGAGCACGACGAAGCGGCGGGTCTGGGTCTCGAGAGTGTTTGCGTCGGTCATGCTCACCTTATCGGTGAGCCCCTCGAGATCTTTAGGCCTTTTTTCGCTTCAGATTCAGGCGAGTGCGCAGGCGGTGCACTTTGTCGAGGGCTCGATCTCGAGCAGCCTCGAAGCCGGCGTCGCCGAGCAGCCGGCGGCCGCAGGCCTCGCAGACGCCGATCGCCTCGCCAGCCTGGCCGCCCTGGTCGAGATAGACCTGGCGGCAGATCGAGCAGCGAAAGGTCATGAGGGCTCTGCGAGTCTGATGTCGACGACACGGTCGAAAGAGATCAGCTCAGGGTGCCCGCCCATCAGGTGAATCTCGTCGGCGTCAGGCTCGAAGCTCTGCAGCTCGCCGAAGAATGATCTCACCACGTTAGGCCCATCGAGCACCACCACCCGCACCAGGCAGCCTCGAAGGCCCAGCGCGCGCCGGCGGTGCTGCTTCTCGAGCAGCTTCAGAGTCTCGCGATTCAGTTCGTCGTGCATGGTTTCCCCCCTTTTCTTGGGCCCGTCATAACCTCAGGCCTGGCGGCCGCGTTCAGCGCTTGCCGTCTCGAATGATCCGAGCGGCCAAGGCCTCTAGCTTCTTAGTGGCCGCTTCGAATTGCCGCTCGAAGCGCCGAAGCTCTCGCATCGCATGGAGGCCGGCGAGGTGCCCGCTGATTCTCTCGAGCGCACGCGCTGCAGCCTGCCATTCGTCGAGCAGCGCGTCGGCCGTCAGTCGCGCGTTTTCTTCTCGCTCCTCGATGTCGCTCTCTGACTCAAGGGCCTGCGGGCGCTTCATTCGAGCCCCTCACGCTCGACGGCCCGATTCGCCAGCTCGACGGTGCCGAGGCGCATTTCCATCTCGAGGCGCCAGCCGACGGGCACCTGCTCGACCCAGCGCCGCAGATCGGCTTCGACGTTGCGCAGCTCGCGCAGGGTGTCGGCGAGCACGGCTTCGCGGCTGCCAGCGCCCAGAGCGCGCACCAGGTCGGGGCGCCGGTCGAAGTTTTCGAGAATCTCTTCGCGTTTCCGGTGCCATTCTTCGCGCACCTCGATCGCCTCGCCGTGCGCGCCAGGCAGCAGAGGCCTGATCGCCTGGTCGGGCCCGTGCGCGTTGCTTTTGAATTTCGGCCGGTGACATCGGCCGCAGTCTTCCCAGCCTTGCGGGCATTTCTTCATGAATTCCCCCAGCCTTCGTCTTCGATTTCGGTGCCCGTCTCGAGGGCCTCGGCGATCGAGGCGATCGAGAAGCTGCCGCTCTTTCCGGGTTCGCCGTGGAAATTGTGCCCGATCGCCTTTTCTACCCTCACGTACTCGACGAGCAGGTCGGGGTTATGGCGGCCGGCGATCATGAGCGCGTGCTTCGAGGCATAGATGCAGAAGCAGCAAGAAAGGCGAGGCATTCCGGCCTGATAGGCCCAGTGCGATCGCGTGACGGCCTGGTCGATTCGGGCCCAGACCTCAGCCTCTGACCAGTCGGCGATCGGGTAACAGCTGATGACTTCGCGCTTCGTCGGGTTGCTGGCTCTCTTGTTTAGCTCGAAGGCGAAGCCGTTCGCGTCGATCGGCAGCGCCTCGCCCTTCACGATCCACTCGTCGGCCTTCCAGTGCCCGCCGAGAAGGTGGTCGCTCCGCTTGTCAGACTCTTTTGCTCGCAGCCCGACGCAGTCGAGAATTCGCACTCGGCGGCTCTTCGTGCTCGGGTCGGCTTCGTTCGTCTCGCGCACGAGCCGGGTGAAGAGCTTTTTGATCTGCGCGGTCTTGTGGTCGCTGGTGCAATACTGAGTCATGCCCATGCCGGGGAACATGCCCCGCTCTTCGATCTGCTCGAGCAGGTCGCCCTGCGGTCGTGTCACGATCTCGAAGCGCAGGCCGTAGGCCTTAGCGTGCTCGGCGGCCAGGTCAGGCACTGAGATCTCGGCGACGCCTTCGGGCATCGGCTGGCTGGTCGCCTGCCATTCGACGCGACCCAGGTCGGCGTGCACGACGACGACGCGATCGAGCACGTCGGCCTGGCGGGCTTTTTCGACGATCAGATCGAGCATCGCCTGCGAATCCTTCCCTGCTGAGCTGCTGACGACGACCCAGTCGAAGTCTCGAAGGTCGTTTTCGGCGGCGTTTTTTGCGGCGGTCATGCACTGCTTAACGGTCGAAACCCCTGAAACTTGAGAGTTTTTCCCGCGGTGAGCGCCTTTTTCTCAGCTCATTCTGGCCTCTGCCCGAGCCCCAGGGTGCGCTGCAGCTCGAGCAGCTTCTGGGCCAGCTGAATCGTCGCCGCGACATCGGCGAGCGCCTCATGGGCCTGCCCGTGCTCGATGTCGAAGAATGCGCAGAGCGTCGGCAGCTTGTGATCGAGCGGCCGCCGCGGGTGCTGGCCTGATCCGAACACCCAGGCCGCCAGCTGAAGGGTGTCGAGCGACCGCCAATGGCAGAAGGGCGGGAAAGCGTCACCCCAGAGGCGTATGAGCCGAGGCAGGTCGAAGCTCTTCACGTTGTGCCCCCCGACCTTCGCCAGCTTGTAGGGCCTGCCAGGCTTGCCCCCCTTCGACTTTCCGATCAGGTCGAGCGTCTGGTGCCGCTTGAAGAAGGCCTCGAGATCCTGGCGCACCTGGGCGGCTGGCACGGCCTCACGAGCCCAGACCTCGGGGTCGTAGTGATTCAGCTCGAGCGCTCGCGGGTCGCAGATCTCGGGGTCGAATTGCACCTTCGCCTCGATGCGCTCGATCTCGGGCCAGCCGTCGCGGGCGATGTCGACGACGATCGCGGCGACCTGAATCGTCGGCTGGGATTTCTTGAAGCCCCCAGTCTCGAGATCGAAAAAGGCGACCTCGTCTTTCTCTTCGGCTTGCGTCTCGGTCATGCTCACCCCCTATTCGTGGCGGCCGCAGGCAGCAGGCTCAGCTCGTCGATCGCCGAGATCAGGGCCAGGTGCTCGGGGCTCGGCTCTGGGTCTTCGTGCGACCAGAGCTTCGCGATCGCCTGGCGGCCGGCCTCGATCAGGCTGTCGCGCAGCGCTTGCGTGATCAGGTAGGGCTCGGGCTCACCCCTACCGATTCGGGCGATCGTCTCGCCCAGGTCGTCGAGCGAATTCTTCGGGTTAATCGAGCGCAGCACGTCGATGCCGCCCTCGCTCTCGATCATGACGAGTAGCTGACTGCCGACCGCATAGCCTCGCATCGTCTGCCTGGGCTCGCCGTCTTCCCAGCCGACCCTGTCGTCACCATCCCAGATCGAGCGGCCGCCGGCCCTGATCAGCATCGCGATCACCTTTCTGCGGCGAAGCTCGCGCCCTTCGTCTCTTTCAGTCTGCTCGCTCACGATGTCACCTCGTCGTCGGTCGGGTTCAGAGTCTCGCGCACGAAGCGCCGGGCCAGCTTGTAGCTGCAGCCCGGAGGGCTCGAGGCGAAGAGCGTGCCGTGCACCTCTCGGCCGAGCAGCTCGTCGATCACGCCGGCGAGCAGCAGCGCCTTCCGGTAGCCCGCAGCGCCCTGCTGGCCCCAGCGCCCGACCAGATTTCGAATCTGCTCTTCGGCTGCGATCTCGCAGTCGACGGCGAGAAAGCGATGCTGGCTGATCGGCACGCGCTCCCAGCCGCGGTATCGGCCCGCTCTGACCCTCAGCCAGTAGGCGACCCAGCGATCAGCCCATGTCTCGAATGCCGTGCGCTCGAAGTGCAGAGGTGCACCGAGCCGCCAGCCGTCGCGGCGCTCGAAGATCACCTCGACCTCGGCTTCGTCAGCGTCGGTCGGCCTGGTCGCGGTGCCTGCGAGATTGCGAATCACCCGATCGACATCGGGCATCATTTTCGTGGATTCTGCAGTGCGAGAGCCAGAGCTTCTCTGCTTCGAGTCGCTCGGCGGCTGAGTGCCTGACGTCATTTCGGTGCCCCCTTCGTTCTGGGTTATTCCAGCTCGCGCAGCCGGCGAGCAGGGTGATCAGTGCGAGAATCGTGAGTGTTTTCTTCACAGTTCGCCCTCGAGCAGGTGAGTCGCGACCTCGAGCCCCAGCTCAGTCAGCAGGCCATTCTCGGCGACGAGCCCGAGCTTCGTGAGCCTGGGCGACCAGGTCGGCAGTCGGCCGGCCGCCTTCATGAGTTGCACCTGCACCTGCTGGGCAGGGTCGAGGCTCTCGGCGAGTCGCACGACGGCCTCGTGCATCAGGTCTTCAGGAGTCTCGACCGGCATCAGAGGCCTGCCTGCGCTTCGCGAGCGCGCAGCTCGTCGAGCACTTCCTGGGCGGCGAGGGTCGCGTCATATTCGGCGCCGTCGCTTCGAAGAATGTCGAGCACCTGGTCGCGCAGCTCGGTCTCGAGCCACTCGGGCAGCGGGTGCATGATCTCGACCCAGGGCGAGACGTTCGGCCTGATCGGCTGCACCCAAATATCGACCTGGCCGATCACGACCTCGACCGTCTCGGCCTGGTCGTGAATCTCGACGATCGCTTCGACCTGAAACTGCTCAGCGTTCTCGGCGGTGTCGGGCTCGTAGTCGATTTCGAAGGTTCTGATCACTGCCATGCCGTGCCCCCTGGCGCGCTCTGCGCGATTTCCAGCCTTAACGGCAGACCGGTCTCGGCACTTGAGCACTTTTTTCGCAGGCAGGCAGGTCGCGGCCCTGGTATGGTGAGAAAACCGAAACAAGCCCCCAGCCTGGGGGCGCCGTATCAGGTAACGATTCAGCGATCTAACCTGCCGAGCCGGGCAG